TCATCGGTTACTTTCCCAACTTTTTTGCTGGTTTTGGGTTTGGTTTGAATCGTCGATGTTTTTGTTAGATCCTTAAACATCTTGTTTAACCGCTTACGAACATCATCTGTATCTAACCATAGGTCCTCACCTTTCGTAATACGCTCAATTTCTTCGTGTGTCAAAAATGGATAACACAATTTTTTCATTAGTTTGTTAAACCATTTCTTTGTAGCTAGTAATTCGGCCTCTTGTTCATTGCCTTTACCATACATGCCGCTTGAATATGTGTGAAACATCATTTGACAGTCTTCATGAACTTGGAATTCGTCACCAGCAAGAAAAAGAAGTGTGCCTAGCGAATGTGCGGTTGATTCTAACACAGTAACTACGTGGGCTTGTGAACTACGAATGGCNTTGATGATTTGCACACCTGTATCTAATCTACCGCCTGGGGTATTAAGATGAATATAGATAACATCTTGTGGATTTGCTACTTTAATTCGGTGAATCATATCAACGTATTCGCCTGGTTCTCCCACAGGATCGCTTATGTAAAACGATATGTGTTTTGAAGGAATTGACATTTCGTACATCGAATATGGAAGCTGTTTGAACTCATCCTTACGTGTACTCGTTTTTTTATTATGGGACATATAGATTCCTTCTGTTATGGTTATAATTATGTTCTAACTACAAACGTATTTATTATACCAAACTTTTTTGAAGACCTCAATGAAAAAGGCTCCCGAAGGAGCCTTTTAACCGTTTTGTTACAACGTGGTCAACGTCGGATTAGGCTGCAAGAGCCATATCGAAATGCGAGTCATTTGCATTTATAGTTTTTGCTAGATTAACGTGATTCGCCTCACGAGTCTCTTGTTGTCATAATTCCCGTCAATCGATACCGTGGCATCCCCAGTGTCATTCAACATAAATAGATGTGGAATGGGTGCATATTATGGGTGGAGATGGAGGGAGTCGAACCCTCTTCTTGCCCAGCTTTGCTACAACCGTCATCAACTGGATATATTTATACATGAAGAATCGAAAAAAATCAACAATTTCCCTTACGTGCACAAAGTGTGGGGATCCCTTTGAACGAACCGTGTCCGATCACCAACGCCGTTTGAATAAGTTGCCAGATAGTACGAACTTCTTTTGTGGGAGAAGTTGTAGTTCAAGTTACCGTAACAGTCATCGTGCTAATAATGGTAACCATTTAAAGGAATATCGGTTTGTGGTGGGTGATACCGCACGAATGGTATACGATCGGAATTTTACGTGGTATATTCATCGGCTCACTACAGATCGCAGACGTGGTTTAAAATATAGCGGCGATCGGTTAGAGTTGCAGAGCATGCTAATGGATCAGTGGAAAATACAACAGGGGCGATGTGCCATTACTGGTGTACACTTACAATTACGAATTGGCGCATCTGGTCAGTGTGACACAGATAATGTGTTCCAGATTGCCTCGGTCGATCGTATTAACAATGAATTGTCGTACACAAAAGGAAACGTACAGTGGGTTTCAATGGCGATTAATCGAGCCAGAGGGAACACAGATTTGTCTTTATTTAAGGAGCACTTATCCAACCTCGTGCAGACTATAGAGACAATTAATCAAGAACAATACAAAAAATAAATCTTTTATTTTAAGGTTTACAACCATTAAAACTATTTATTTAAAATAATACANTAAAAGNCATTTCGGCCAAGAGCTTCGCGGCTCGTTCTGATGGGTCACGGCCTTGTCTGGTCAAGAACAAGCAAAAAATCCAGTTTACTAACCAAAATGCCTTTTAATGTAACTATTTATACAACAATTGTAAGGCGCGCATCGTAATTCCCTCTGAATATGCCAGTTAGGTCAATTCCCAAACTAGACTACAAGATATCGAGAACTATCCAGGATTACCGCAACGCTGTTACAATAGTTAAACTCGTTTGTTTCAAAATGCAGTCAATGGCTCTATTCACTTTAAACGGTCTTCTGTGGCCGTACCGTAATGACGCAATCCGGTATTGCATCATCCAACTGCATTTTCAAATATTCGCGTCAGTGTTTGTCGCTAATTCGGCCACATAAGGGGGTAGATTTGTTGTCAGGTAAATCACCAAGCCTTATATCTAGCTCAAAAGAACGAGATTTAAAAAAGGACTCTCGATCAGACCTAGCGTGTGTTTTGCGAGATCGATATCCTACACTCACGAATATTTGAAAAGTGTTTTACTCTTTTGTTAATTATATACCAAAGTAAAAATATTGTCAACAATCTCGTTATCAAAATCTTCTTTTATTTTGCTTTTGGAACCGTCTTTACAATGTACTTGANACCATTAAACACAATCGGCTCGCCCATTATTCGNTGTTTGTTTACGTTTATTCCAGCATCAACCATACGCCGGAATAAGTCTGATTGTAATGCTTTCATTGTTTTGATTCGAAAAACTTATGATTAAACCATCGTTTTGCTGTGGCCGACCTACTAATCCACATTAGTGCAGAACCTGCCAATAACATCATATTGAAATATGGTATAGCGGAAAGTAATAGTACTGTAAGGAAAAAATCTAGCGTCAAATATCCATCTAGATCTCGTTGAATCAACGAGATTCCTACAAAGGTTAGCACAGCAGACACCACCCACAATACCCAAATCATTTTATTTCTCCTACCTTATGAAAGGTGATTCCTAAAAACTTTTCTGCAAATCGTTCCATCAAAATAAGTGGATACATATTCGCGATTATAAAATATGCCCACACTTTATAAACTGTTGGGTGCCAGCCATACATGGTATTCTCCCGCAATAATCAACTATTTGTTTTTCTTTAGAACGTGTATTGTATCTGGAGTATCCCAATGAGTGCACCACATCCTATCTGTGATCCATCGATCTACTTTTGGATTTGCGCACCAAACCTTGATATCCGTTGTTGTTTTTCCAGGCAATGTTATTAATCTGGCATCTTTAGCACGAGCAATGTCACCCTCATCAGTGCTATCAATTCCACCCTGATCGTTTAATTCATCGGCCTCGACAACTTTGTGGCGTTGTCCTTTGCTGAACATNCAACTAGAACAGTTGAGTCTAGTAACTAAATGTTCTGCTTCCAACAGTTGTTGTAGTAAACGCATTTTTAGTACCCTCTACTTATACTCTTCGTGAATACCAGGAGCATTCCAAAAGTTACAACACATCCGTTCCGTTACCCACTGATCCACGGCGGGTTGTTTACACCAGAGCTTGATAGTAGGGAACTTTGCACCAGGCATTGTAATCAAATCTGCTTTCTTGGCGCCTGCAATATCTTGTTTTGATGTGGGGTCAATCCCCCCAAACTTATTCAAATCGTCTTCTGTAACCTTTTCCGTTTTTTGATGTTTGGTAAAGTCACAATTAACGCAAGATGTGCCTTCTATAATTTTTGGTTGTTCTTGCTCCATCAGTTCACGAATGTTCACACTTGATCACCACTCAATTAGTATCGAGCGTTGCTTATGCAAAACACGGGCAGTTGTGTTGTTCGGGGATATCATATGGACAAGATCCGCCGGGTTTTACCTTCTTCGCAACACAACCGGGCTTGCATGTTTCAGTATCAGCTCTAAATTTTTTACACTGTCTGTTTGTTGTTTCTTCAATAACTTTGATGTCATTAAGTTTCATGTCGTAGTCCTCATTGTTGGTAGTTGGTTTGGGTAACCAACCATCTGTATATTTATATCTAGCTGTTAACCGCCGTAATAATCTACTCCTATCATCTTGACAACTTCCTCATGAATCCAGTTGAGGGCCATATCTTTATTCGTAAAATTTTTAACAACAGGTTTATTACTGTCGATATAAAGAGATGCGACAACTTGACTACAATCTCCTTCAACGCAAAATGGATATGCTGCTTCTTTGCCCGCGACGATAAATCGATTCATTATTTGGTCCTTTTGTAGGTTAAAAAATATAGATTATCTGTTTGTGTACCACTGTCAATAGTAAAAAAATGATTGAGATATTTCAACTCGAAATATCTATCGCAATCATATGAATTTTTTACTACAGTCATGTATATAGTATTAGTCAGTGACAATGCCTCAACAAATAATTTTTCCCCACCTATAACAAAGATTTTCTTGTCGTCGTCTTTGTGATTATCACGGACTGCCCTCAAGTTCGGCACAACAGTAGCACCAACAACTTCAAGTTCCTTATTACGAGACACGACATAACAAACCCTGCCAGGTAATATGGAATCTATTTCTTCTTTGGTCTTCTTTTTGAGCATCATATCAAGGATTTCTTCGTATGTTTTACGACCCATCACACATACTGAATTCTTTGTCGTTTTTTGGAAATGTTTGAAGTCATCTTTAGCGAATGCTTCATCTTTCCATGGAATCGCACCTTTGTTCCCAAATCCGCCTGTTTGCTCAACGGCGACAATGATATTCAGTGGTTTATATTCCGTATTAACCATATACACGATTCCTTTGTTCTGTTTTATGAAAAGTTTGGTGATTTGCGAACACTAATACTGCACCGATTAAACAATCGGCGAACAACATATCCCTTTATAAACATAGCTACGGTAAACCAAATCCCAATTTGGATGTTTTGATGCAAAGATACCTGAATACCATACAGTGGAAAAATAACAATTTGCAACAACAGACTCAAAAAATAACCAGATACCACTTGAATAGCGGTTTCTATAAAACTATGACGTTTTGTTTGCATTATTTTTTACCACCCTTATTATTTGCCCAATCCAAATCGAGGTCTTCACTATATTCCTCTACAATTTTGATCTCTTTTACCGTATCTTTAAGAGGCGGAAAGTGGTCGATATCAATATCACCGATATCATAACTTAAAGTAATGTGAGTTTCGTATTTGTCGAAATCGTATGTAGCGCCATATTCTTCCATAAGAAGTTCGTGTCGTGCCACAAGTTTGGGGCAGTCAATTTTAACAACTAGACACCGCTTTGGTTTCTCATTGGGATCTTCTGGTTTTGTATCCCAGACAACGAACTCACCAGGGGTAGCAATCCACGGCGGATCTATTTTACCCTGTGCTTTGTAATCAGGTAGATATTTTCTACTATACAATAATGTGGTGTGAAGTTTATCCGCCCTAATGGCGTTTGGTACTTCATTTTCTTTCATGTATGCATGAATAGCCTTTTTGGTTTCGGTATCAAAACGAACACCAGCATATGTGCCCCGAGATTTTGCAATTTCAGTTAGTTTCATTTATTTAATCAGCTCCATTATTGTTTTGGTGACATCATCAATTGAGTTTCTCATATTTAGCGCTGCTTTGATTTGAACGGCGACTTCGTTATACATCGAACTACGAATGTCATCACGAACATCATCATCCAGTTCATCCCAAATGGCATCATATCCACTTCTATCACCAAGGTCGTCTAAAATTGCTTTCGTTGCCTTTTTTGCTAAGGCGTCTACAACAAGATTGTAAACATGTTGTTCATTAAACACTAATTTGTCACCCATTTTTATCTCCATAAATATTAAACATTATCACACTACACTCACTTATGAAACCAGCTCTTATAGCAGATTATGAACAACAGCGCGTCATAATCAAAGGCATAACACAACAGCTTGCTGTTAAAGCAACCAATGCTAAACACTTAGCGCTGCTCGAAACAGCAAAATTGGTTGTTCTTGAAGATATTGTTGGGGATAAACAATTTTCGCTACTGCTAGCAATGTCAATCCCCGAATCGTGTCAATATCTTGCCCCACAAGAAATCGAAGTTAATATGTGCGATGAAATCACAATGGTTAGAACGATGCAGCTGTTAAGAACAAAATACTATGTTGCGGGCGTTCGTTCAAAACCGAAACCTTATTCCAAATCCACATGAAACTCTTCGACAAGTGCCTGCAGGTTTTGGAATTCTTCTTCCAGTTTTGCTCGTTGGGTATCTATGATTTTGGCAAGTCTGGCATGCGTTACCTTTTTACAATAACTGGCGTCACATTCTCTTGTAGCTTTGCCATTTACACGTTTGCCAACGTTGTTAGCAATCTGTACATACCCCAACAAATCACTCGCGTTATCACGGAATGTAATACTTACCACCACATGATAACCACTATGGTATGCGGTAATAACTTCACCAATTTTAAATTGACCTGTTGATAGTTCCATCACAACACCTCATAAACTGTGTTTACGGCGGGAGTCATTACCCCTTGCTTGTAGTGTTCCGCAAATACTCGCTCATCATAATACATTACGCGCCATTCGGGAAGTTCTTGTTTAATTGCTTTCGCGATGTTTAAACCTTGCTCGCTAAATTGTTGAACGTCGAACAAGTCCCCATATCCATCTTCGCCCAAATACGAATCGTTGGTTTCGTAGTACCGAACCCAATCACTTATGGTCATTTTGGGGGTATCGCTAACAGGCAAATCATCAATGCTCATCATAATTCCGTTAGATTCCCATACTCCCGATGAACAATAATCAGCCATTAGTTTAACGTACTTTTCCATTCATTTATTCCTTTTTTACACATTGAGCGCAAGTGCTGTTGCGTGCATTGCATTGCAACTTCCCCGTAGATGTTTTTTTACTATAGGTGTTGTTGATCCAGTTTGCCATCTGTTCGCACCGAGATTTTGTTTCGAAATCTGTGAATGTTACGATGGTTGGATCAGGTGATCCGTGTGCAAAAAGCGTTGTTGTTACTATAAGTAACCAGTTCATGGATTTGTCTCCTCTCCAAACGTTAATTTCCGCATAATCTTTCCTTTTGGAAGTCCTGATTCTGCAAGTTCGCATGCAACGTCATAATCTGTATCACTAACGATGATCATATCAATCGCATACCAACAATCATAAACATCAATTGTTTTTGTTACAGCAACAGCCAACGACTCTGGAACAATCAATATTTTCTTGTCAATCATTTTCTTTTTCCATAAGTTTTGCTGCCTGCTGTAAAGCTGCGTAATATGCATCAATCATGCCACTTCCATTTTCGTCGTAATATGCAATATACATTGCACCAAGCATCTTGGCGGTTAGTTTTTGGGGTACAGCACACCACCCATCGGGGGTAGATTGTTGTTTGCGTAAATGCTCTTCTGCTTCACGCAATTTATCCACAATGTTTATATAATCCCTGTATTTTACCCAATGTCCATCCTCTGTGCCCTTCTCGACTAAAATGTAGGTACCATTATAAAATTGATAATTATTCATACATTCTTCCTTATTCAACCAAAGCCCAAGCATCCATCAGGCTAATAATACCAGCGCCATCTTTGCGAGCTTTTTGCAGTTTGCCACTATTTTCATTAGGATCTTTCGCAATAACACAAGTGACTTTTTTGCTGTACGAATTAGCAATTTCGCCACCTTTAGCAATCAATTCCTCTTCAAGCTTCTTGTCACGAACGCCCGTAAACACATAGACTTGACCTGTCAGCTCACCTTCAACAATCTCCTGTTTGGTGTAAGGTGCTACCGTGACATATTCAATGATATCAACATAAAACTGATTCCATTCTTCTTTACCGTCAATAATACGTGTAGCAGTTTTAACATCAAATCCTTCAACCGCACAAATAGCAGCCATGTCAGTAAATTTGGTCAAATCCCCTTCCACAGCCTCATACAGTTTTTTCAGTTTGCGAGTACCAACACCTCGACCGAAGCAACCGCTTGCACCCATCAATTTGTACAGCGGTACATCTGTTAGCCGTTCGTGCAAACTCTTGTAAATTTTGGAACCATTGGCTCCAATAACTTCCACCAATTCGCGTTCGGTAGCTTGAATGATTTTTACAGGCGTATTGATACCATCGTTAAACAGTTTTTGAATATTACCCTCACCGAGATGAGCGACTTCCAGCGACGCAAACAGATCCTTGGCTTTCTCAATAGCGATATCTGGATGGTCGCTGATTAGAAAGGCGTCGACCATAGTATCGGTCCACTGCCAATCACCAATTTGGTCAAGGCGGTCATCAAACCAATTTGAATAGTTGGTAATAGGTGCTGGTTCTACTACATCCGTAACGAACGGAATTACATCCCCACTGCGCGTGATTCGGATTTTGGCACCAGGACCAATTTTATTCTCATAGACAAACTTGGCATTAAAACCAGTTGCGTAAGTAATGGTAACGCCAACCAAATCAACAGGTTTAATTTCAATACGTGGTTTCAAATATCCATGCTTGCTTACACCCCAATGAATACTAACAACATCCGCAATGGCAACGTTGTCATCGCTTGCAATTTTGAATTTGCGAGCATATTCAGGATTCAATGTGTCTTTCGATGGGTTAATCGTTTTACGCAAATGTTCTGCATCAACTTCCATCACAATACCATCGATTGCATAGACGGTTTTGGAACGGCGGTCTGTGAGATATTTGATCAAAAACGAATCTGTCAAATCACAGCCCATAAAGTTGGTAACATACGGGATGGTAAATCCACATTCGGTAAGCATATCAAATTGATGTCCTTTCGACTTTACGGTGGGGACAATTACCTGATAGGCAACAAATTCGATGTATTGATATACAGCTGGATCATTCTCGGAAGAATTCATCAACCCTGCAACAGCATTCCGTGCATTTTTGTAAGTAGAGCCACCACGACGGGTTGCAACCGTTTTCAGTTTTTCAAAATTAGCTTCGGAAATAATGACTTCACCACGCACAACCATTTTTTGTCCCACATTCTTGGGAACATTTGGTAGGCGAGAGATATGGCGCGTGATATCCGCACCTTCAAAACCATCACCACGACTGAAGGCGATTTGTAGATTGCCCTTCTCGTCAAATAGCACTTCTGCACTGGTACCGTCGAGTTTATCCGAACAAGCAACATACTCGGATTGCACTCCATACTTGTTGATCCACTTCAGCGTATCACCTTCGTACGCTTGAGTTAGAGATCCCATTGGGTAGGGCAGTTTGACTTTACCACCCCGAACTTCACTACCAATACCGGTGAAATATTCGTTGGATGGGTCGAGTTTTTCGGAATAGCGGCGCACTACATCGTATTGTTCATCAGACAGGAAACTTTCCTGTTCGTTGTAATACAAATCATCGGCAGCACGCAACATGTTGATCAGATCATCGATCTCCACATCTTCCATGGGGGTATCCAACAGAAAAATGAGTTGAGTGGTTTGTTTCGCCAAAAAGAGATCAAAGTTTTTCATAGCAGAGAGGTCAATAAGGTTCATGTTTATATCCAAGTGAATTTAATATGATTATTATACCTTAATCATCGCTGACTGACAACACCTTATATTCATCTTCGTTGAATACTCGTTTCACTTTACCTGCACCATGAGTGGTGATATTATCCTGCACTTGCCAATACCCCTTACCAATTTGTACAACACCTCTATACAATGCATTTGTGGCGTATTTGGGGGATATGGGCCTCATTTGACGACAAATAACATCACCTTGATCAACTCTGATAACTCTACGCAAACCGTGCCCATCTCTGGTACCATTCATCGTTACCATCATGCCGGGTTTCAGGTTGTCGACAACCCACTTCTCCATCTCACGTTCTTTGCTGATACGAGCAAGACGTTTACGCTCATTTTCGTCCCGTATAGCACGTTGTTCAGCGGCATACTCTTCGCTTAAGTTCCAATCACGTCGCTTACGAGAAATGATAGATCTGACCAGCATCTCAAAATTGGAGTCAGCAGCCTCTTTATCTGTGAGGTTGTTTAATAGTTTAACTATTTGTTCGTGATTATCAGTCATACCCCAATCCCCAATTTTCTTAATAAGAAATCGACATCAGGGTCGTAAATATTCAGCTCTATTATTTCTGGTTGAAAATTACTACCAATGTCATATTTGACGGTACGTCTATTATTCTCGGTGTTATAATCATATTTTTTAATTAACCGGATGCGATCCGTATCCATCACTATTGAACTATTGGGCAATTTAATAAACATTATGCATCCTCCATGGGTGTTTCGACAGGCTGTTTCTCTTCAAAAGGTAACTGAATCAAGTATAACAAACACGGAACTCTTTCGGACGCCTTCACCGCCATAGCGTATCGGGGTCTGTCCGCGCCATGACTAGGTAACATATACGCGATTTGGTAATCTGTAACAACAGTCGCGTCCCCATCTTCAGTTGTTATAGATATCGTTTTTGCAAAATTCGCGTTCTGTTCCATACTATCAAAAAAATCAAACATATTATTCTCCTTACCACTCAAACTCTATATCAGGGCGCTCTTTTGAGTTGTCGAAAATCTGCAACAGTTGATTCCCATCGGTGTGAGTATCAACAACAATCATCGTGTAATCCTTTCCACGATATACCCACTTGGATAAGTGACGCTGTGTGTATATGCTATTAGTATAGCAGTTACCATTGCGTGTCATTAATTCTTCTTCGCTATCAGCAAACGTTACTTCACCTGGACCAACCCCATCAAGAAACCAAAAATAACTACGGGCATCATCAAGTGGTAGCGTGCGCCAATCTTCTACATACCCAAAGTACTCGAATATTTCATCTCGTACTTCTTCGTATTTGTCCAGTAGCTCCATATTATTCTCCTAATAAAGGCTTTGCCCTGATATTATCAAGCATCTTATATTTGCATGAATCTGCGTGATACCAAGCATTTGGTGTCTTTGTAAAACAAGTACACGACCCCATACTGGCAATCATATACATTTCGTTGATCCGATCACGCGCTTTCGCTAACATATCCCGAGCTTCACTCTTTGATATGCTGTCATAAATCTGTTGTTGGAGCTCATCAACAATTTCGTTGTGTTCAATCAACATCGTTGCATAAAAATCACCCAAACTTTCTCTGGACACGATGTACTTACCGTATCCAACACTACCCTCAAAGATGCTTGTTTCGTCCGCAATTTCCCCAAAAGATTTCATAAATTACTCCTCCGAAGCCGTTAAATATCTGTTAATATAGTCTCTATCTTGCGTGAAGATGGGAGTGTCCTTATCTCGCCACCAACCGTCGTTGAGTCTGAATCCGTTTTTGACAATAGCAGTACCGTGTTTCTTCCACGTAGCCAAATCATTCCAATCAACATCCAGCTGGGTGCGCATCATATTCTGCACCTCATTGACATTTTTTCCCTGCAATTCACGATGTGGGAAGTGATATTGTGCAAGCATGTTGATGCTGTTACGTATAGCATCCTGTTGCCTCCAAACGAAATAGTTGGTAACCTCTTCTTTTGGAAGGTTGAACACACGAGCATCAAACAATGGCACTTCCGAGCAGTTTTCGATATGTTCCACGAGTTCGTGTGATCTGTTGAAGAACATCGTCGCCATTGCGGCAGAAATTGATGTGATTTTTTGTACCTGACCGTCAAACCACGCCTCTGTATTCAGATTTTTCCAATCTTTCAACAGAATACTAATCTCGTCGCTTTGATGATACACAAACGCCGCAGTTTGAATGGAACGAGCTAATCCGAAAGCTGTTGCGGTCATATTGTTCTGCATAATCACACTAAATGGATCACCACTACAACCGTCTTTGATCGATTGTCGTTTTGTGAACGTGTGGAACGCTTTACCATCCAACCGAATGATAACAGGAGTCCGTCTCAACAATTTGTTTTTGGACACCTCCTCGTACGTCTTCATGCGTGTTGATATGTTATCATACTTCATCGTTGGTCCTTATTTGAGGGGCGTGACTACCCCAATTAGCATGTAGTTGTTTGTGACATGATCTACATAGTGTTATTCCATTTTGTAACTTTTCATCAACAATAACCGGATGACAAATCAACCAATTATACTTTTCTTCTTCGGTTTCAAATATTATATCTTTGGTCAATTGTTTTGTCAACAGACTCAACGGTGTTATGTGATGGGCATCTAATTTTTTAGCGGCATTGCATTGTTGACAACAGCCATCTCTGTCTATTACTCTGTGAAACCATTTGTAATTTCGTTGAAGAGCCCCCTTGATGCGTTGGTTGAGACTAGTTCTTCCGCCCTTCCACGCGGTTGCATTTACCCCTGTTTTACCTCGACGTGAATTTGACATTTTGAGTCGAGTTTCAGATGTGTGAGTCTTTCCAAACATGTGGTTAAGTTCTCCTGTTCGTTTTGGAGTATTTTTTACCCCCAATTGCCACAGTTCACTTTCAGTAACACAAGATGCATGGTGCTTTCTTTTTTCGGGAGTCCAATACGCTGTTGTGTTTTGGGGACGCAAATTCTTTTTACACAAACAACTTCGACAAACGTATAACCCATCATGTTTCTTTCGATTCCGCTTTACAGTTATTAACAGTTGTTTGTATGTGTTGGTACATGTTGAGCAAGCAACAACAACCTGCTCCGTATCTTTTATTCCATCAGCGTTTGGTCTAGGCATAAGTAATATCCTCCTGTACTATTTATGCACAATTCATTCGAGTGTCCAGTAAATCCTCTGAAGGTCCTTATCTACCCAGCATAACAAACGTCGTTTCATCATCTTCGTTGGTTAAATTTTTATAAAAAACGTGTTGCATTACACCAGCAAACACCAATTTCGGTTCATCTACATATACATTTTTAAAATTGACCGTTTGGTTGATTCGAAGCGCTCTCGTTATAGGGGAGTCCATCTTGTCAACATCATCCGCCGTAAACACCTCAATGCCATCTTGTAATGCATAATAGTCACGAAAATGTTTCTTCATCGCTGTATTAGCAACAACAACCAAATCTCCCGGCCTGGCACGTGACGCGATATATGATGTCTTACCGGTTTGTCTTCCAGCATTTACTTGCACGGTACAAAATTCGTACGCAAAGCTGATTGTCCCCATAGAGTCAACATGTTTCGTGAACTGCTTACGGAACAATTTATTCAGTTCAATTATTCTATCAACATCTTCAGCAAACAAATCATAAATTGTATTCCCCATCATTCAATCCTCAGTATTTTTTTAGTTTCGTATGCAAGCTGTTCGATGGTATCAACCATCTGAATAGCGTACCTGTCACACACAATATCAACATTACCTTTCCGGTGGAAACCCTCTGGACAACACACCACCATATCCTTACCAGCAAATAACCCCAATTCTAACAACGAAATAGGGGAAATAGTATCTGGTTGCAGATACATCGCGATAACATCACAGCTTTCTAACATTTGCAATTCCCAATCCACCTGTTCCTTGAATCGTGGATCGTCCTTTGATTGTGTAATCGTGTTGTCCCAATCTGGACGACGTGGATTGAATAACACGACGGTTTGAATGTCAGTGAAATATTCAGCAAATTCTTTCTGCCAATCAACTGCCTTGTTCATCTCGATAGAACCAGCGAGGAAGACGGTGGGGTGATCCCATACGTTGATATACGGCATTTTAGGTGGATAACATACAATCATTTCACAAATTCCTTTTCGTACCAATATATCACTTCTCCATATCCCTGTTTACGAATTTCGGGTGGAATATAACCAGTATACACAATTTCATATACGCCCTCAGCAATCACTCCACCCATAGGCCATGACACAGCTTCATTTTTTCCGGTAGCACGACTAAACCACATAGGGAAGCGACCATTAATCACGTTAGCAACAATTCTGTCCATACCAACCTCTTTATCCACATAACAGTATTGAACCTTTTTGCCTGTTTTGACGTCGGCTGCAATGAAGTAATCATGCAATTGTAGATTTATTGGGTCACAAGTCCGTTCCATTATTTTGCCAACCCATACGTGTTCAATCGTTCAATTAGTTCAACCTCGAACGGGGTGAACGAATAATCATCGTTGGTGACCAGTGAGCCGAGAAGATCCAATCCTTCCAACAACGTTTTGTTGCCAACATTCACGAACCGACCAGAACGGTTACGAATTTTTTCTGCGGTTTCGTAAATGATTTCGGGAAGAATAATCGCAACCCCCGTCAACACTCCACCCAACGATTGTTCATCTTCGTGAAATTTGATGTAGGGGAATCGCCCCGCTACCCGATCCTCGAAAAACGCATACAACTCTTCAAGCGCCTGATTGTTACCGCCGTTCATCGTCATAATCGTTTTGTGATTAAACGACCAATTGTTCAACATTGCGCTTTGGGTGTCGTGACCATCTCCCATAGCATCGTACTCGTTGAACATTTCGTGCACTAAATGCGCCGTTTGGATGCCTTGCTGTATTGAACTAAGGTAAAAATTGATGAATGAATAAAATCTCATTTTGTATCTCCATTTTCTAATCTGTTTGCAACAACAGCCTCAACAGAAGGATGTTGGCTCATATATTCCAATACTTCAAATACGCTGGTTGGTTCTTCAAAAACACAACCCCACTTATACTTTCCTCCACTGTTGGTGTATATCGTTCCTTCCAACGTTTTCATGTCGGTGGATTCATTGAATGTACCATTAAATTCAGATTGTCTGTTGTCTGTTGGTTCGTTGGTCTTTTTCCAATCAATTCCAGTTGCAATTATATCACGAAGGCAGTTAATTGTCCACTGTTTTTTACATTCAAACCGGCCGCCGTAGTAATTCCAACCGCTGCCATAACCCTGCTCTGTATCAACAACACAGCCATTTGCCAGCACGTAACACCACGCGTATTCTTTAGCTTTCATCATCGTTATTACTCCTTTTGTGTGCATACACCCTGGAGGTATACAAGTCTCCAGTTAGGTGAAGTTCGTGCCCCTCTGTTNGGCAAATTGTTACTGCCTCTTCGAGAGTAACATCTCTACCTAAATGGTTCGAGATGAGGCAAGCAGCATACGCCACACTTATTGACTGGCGTTCGCTATACATCAGACCGATCTCCACTATAGAATGGTTGTTTTTGTATTTTTAGAATAACCCGACTCTTGTAATATTCCCGGAACTCTTCTAAATGATTATCGTGTATAAAGTCCGCAGCAACCATCACCAAGTCTACTACTGGTTTGCGAAGCATACGCTTGGTCGGCTCATCAATCTCGAGTGCCCACGATAGTAACCACCACACACCACCGACCACAACGATATATGGCCACAAAATTTCCCACATCATTTTACAGTCCTCTCACCGTTTACCGTATCCCAAATAGCTAACAGTATATTCATCGAAACAGCATCAGGATGATTGGGGTGATGATCAATACCTTCAACCAAATACCTTGTATCTCCCTGATCTTTTGCCCACTGTGCTGTCAATGGGTTATCTATATTCCATAAATCGTAATTATTACGAATATCCATCCCAACTGTTGAGTGGAATTCGATCATACTTTCCCGTTCAATGGATTGTAATGTATCAATATCAGCCTGTTCCAACTTGACGAGTTCTGCTTTTACAATTTGATCAAATGTTTTAAATGTCATAATATTATACCGCAATGTTAAATTTAATGGCGGGTAGTGGGTTGTAATCTTCCAACTCAAAGTCGTCAGGTACGTAATCATAGATCGAATCGCGCTTATTGATCGTCAAAATGGGTGAGTTGGGTTCATCTTCACGCATCACATACTCCTTTGCTGCATCAAGAGCGTTGTGATAAATGTGACAGTGTCCACCAGAATGATACAATTTACCGGGTTTCATACCCAGTTGTTGCGCAATCATATAAACGAACAAAGTACCCGTCAGCAAATTACCCATACCAACACCGATTGGATAGTCATTCGAGCGCTGGAAGATGTGCAGATCAAGAATCTTCATTTCACCATTTTCATCAGGCGAAACCATAAAATCATAAAATGCATGACAAGCTGGAAGAATAGCTTGGTTGTTGGTGTCGGGACGCCAGAAGGTAAAACATGCTTGACGCGACTTGGGATTATCACGAAGAGTGTTAATGACGTAATCGAGTTGATTAAATCCGTGCGCGTTGGGATATGCCATATCAACACTATCGCACCAATTATCGAAAGAGCCTTTACCGTCCCAACCTTCGTTCATAGCCTTGTTCCAACTGATGTAATCGTGTATATCTGCCCCAAAGTGGATCAGGTTAAATCCATACACGTACCCAGCAGAACCAGGCGGAAGTCTGTTCTTCTTCGTAAATTCATCGTTCTTCCAAGGTGTCCAAATCTTTGCCCCCATCGCCTCCAAATCGTTGATGTTGTGGCTACCAGAAATGTACCAGAGAACCTCTTTAACGATGGATTTCCAAGCCACTTTACGTTTGGTAAGAACAGGAACACGCTCCGAAATATCATATTCGGTATTCAGTCCAAATTTGCAGGTGGTACCAACGCCGGTGCGGTCACCTTCAATATCAAAGCCGGTATCAATAATCTTTTTTAGTGCTTCATCATACTCACGCATGATGTATTTGGGATTGTTTTGCATGAAAACTCCTATTATAGTTATAGGAGCATTATAAGGGAATATTACGTGGAGGACAACTCTTTATCTGATTCACAAATTTTGTATAAATCTGCTTCTCTAACCCACTTTTTCCAGGTCGGACCTTCGGGATCAGAAGGTTTAATTTCTACTAATTTGTCTTCTACTATTTTTGATGTCATGCGTATTTGTTTAACTGCGTGTCTGCCAGTCATAACAACTTCAGTTCCATCAAATACATAACTTGTCATGGTGTAATTGTCTCTTTTGTTCTTGAGTGACGAACACTCCCACCACTGCACAATCCAGGCCAAGCCGCAAGATTAGAATAGGAGATAAAGCTGAGATATACTGTATACCACATATTAGCAATAAGAGCAGCATCCGCAAGATTTGTTAACCAATCCGAAAATGCAAACATTACAGTAGTAAATGCAATACCTGTAAATGTGGTTACGATAAAATTTGATATGTCTGTACGGCGAATAGTGTGGCCGGATTTCCAAAGAGATAACATTATTTGACCCAACGCCACCCCCACGCAAAGACTCCACGCAATTAACAAACCACTCCAAAAAATAATAACTATGTATAGCTGAGTAATCATTTGTTTTAATTACCTAATACATCATTGTGTTTGGACTTCTCCAAATTGGATAATCTGTGGTCCAAACTATTAATTCGTTTTGTGTTATCTTCTACTTGACCCATTATAGCTTGGTTTCTAAGTAACATATTTGATAGGGTAACATATGCAGGTGGTTTTGAATGTTTATAGCCAAAATATCCAATAGTACCACCTAATACCAAAACAACTGCAATTAATTTGATCCAAAAAACACGAATTGTTGCTTGTGAAGTCATGGCTTTATCCTCTCGTATGTCATATTTATAAACATTATCGAAAATCACGAAATAATCTAACAAACGATAAATACTATAAAGATTTGGAGTAACACAATGTCTGAAAACAACCAAGAAGATAACACAATCAAAGTTCGTATCCCCGCAACTTTAACACTGCGGGATATTGTTACGTTTGTAGCTCTTGCTGTGTCTATTACTATGGCTTGGGGGGTTTTTGGAACACGATTAACAGTTGTGGAAAATCAATTAGTTACTATGACCAAAACCGACGAAGAGCTTAAATCTCAGATAAAGGATATGAACCAGCGTATTTTTCAATTGGAAAATAGACTGCGTGATAATGAGTCTGCGATGGAAGATATATGGCGTTATGTTAGGAAGGCTCCGTGATTATCAAAAAAATCTTGTTTATTTTAACGTTAGTGTTTGTTGTGTTCGGTTCAGCAAACGCAACCGGCCCACAACCCGCTACTATGCCTATTATTGAAGGAGCAAACCCAACAACTTCATTAACGTATGAAGATTTGCGAGCTATATTCACTCTTGTGGTATCCAGATGGGCAGATGGAAGTAGGATTGTCGTTGTAATCTTATCAAGCGATAACGAATTACAACGACAATTTTTATTTGAGTATTTTGGTTTGACGCCAGCCAGATACAACGAAATTGTTGAATCTCGTGTTAGTTCGGGTAGAGCTAAACCACCAGTTATTGTCAACACAGAAAGTGAAATGATACGCAAGGTGAGTGGTACTGTAGGGAGTGTTGGGTTCACTAGCCGTGACATATACATCGGCGCCAAAGATGGCGTCAAGGTTGTTCCGATTTTTTAATACAAACGTTGGAAGTTGTTAGGTACTGCTTCTAATTAGACCCGCCGGGGGAAACAATAAAACCGCCAGAGGCGGTTTTATTTTATAACAGATTGTGGTTAGTCTTCCGTTTGTTCAGCAGCAACAATCCAAGCTTTAACCAAATCGCTGCGTACAATATCACTCGATGTAAATTGTACTGACGAAAACTGTTTCATCTTCTCAGCAGTTGAAAGTAATCGTTGCATGCCTGTTTTTTCGGTTGAACGTTTGTTGAGGTCCGTTTGAACTAAATCGCCCGTAAAGATAACGCGCGAATTTTCGCCAACTCGAGTCATAACACTGTTGATTTCGTGCCAGGTTAAGTTTTGTGCTTCGTCCACAATAATAACTGCATTATCCCACGTCAATCCACGAATGTAAGAAGTGGTTACGAAGCGAATAAGACTAGCCTCTTTCATGTTTTCATATGTACTGTATCTACCAAAAAGGTCAGCAAGAATATCACGATAAGGAGTTTCGAACAAGGCCGTTTTCTCTTCCAATGTACCAGGCATATATCCCAAATCTCGGGTTGCCACAGCAGACCTAACAATCACTACGTGATTTTGTGGACGATTTCCATCTAAAACATCACACAGTGCTAGATAAAATGCGAGATATGATTTACCTGTACCAGCTGATCCGTATGCTACTAACTGATCTCCCTGAAAATACTGGGTAAACATATTATGTTGGTTGTTCGTTAGAGGTTTAATGCTTTTGAGGTCAAATTTACTCCAAGTTTTCTTGTTTGGTCCTTCCTCCATTGCACGTTTATTGTTGTTGATCAAATAAACTTCTGCAATTTCATCTCTCTGTCTAGTCCTTCTACTTTTAGCCATTGTTGTAGACTCCTTTACGGTTGTTGTTTTTGTTACTTTCCTAGACGATCGTGGTTTTGGTAGTGTTGTTTTGATAAAATCTCCTTTCGAATTGTTACACAATCGTATCCAAGATACGCTTTCTTTTATTAACGTCCCCATTACTCTGAATAATGTGTGACGATAATTTCATTACATCCACCGGCAAATGTCCGTTTGTAGCACGAGCATCGATTTTATCCAATATTCTATTGAATGTTTGCTCAACGGATTGTTTTTCTTCAGGTTTGCCAGTAAGATGACCAAGCACTGTTTTGATGTTGTCCACCAAATCAATTTGTGTACTGTCAGAATGTGTTGCAGGTTCGAGTTTACGGCTAGTTATATCGGCAGCGACATCAAAAATCATTTTAAGATTTTTTTGTAACTCGGGTGTTTTCTTTTTGGTTAATTCAAGTTCCAATTCCTTGGTAAATGCATATACCTTGGCTATGGTAAGTGCAAGTGGTTCCGGAATTACTTTGTTTGTCATCAGTACCTTGCGTACTGTCTGCTTGAGGTCGTCTACTGTTTCTGAAATTAATTGTGGAGAAGATTCAGACTCCACAAGTACTTTACAGTGGTTCACAACAAATTCAAACATTTGCTGTTTTCGATATGTTACATTTTCTAAATCTTTAATCAAAACACTGTCACGCATTAAACACTAATCCTCTGTAGATGATTGTATTTATGCTACTACGTTTTCAACTTAAAATAAGTTTCAGATGCCCTTATAAAACATACTTAAATCACCCATCGGCTCTTTAAGCCCAAAATTTCCAAGCACCCAATCTTCAGCTTCCTGAAGCTTGAAACCGCAATACAATAAGTTTTCATCAATCGTATCACTGATGGCCTCCAACACCAAGTTGGCTCCCTCAATAAAATCTGGATCCATGATATCTGCTCCCAATAAAAAAGGTATAATAACCTGAAGTCATTATACCTTTATTTTTGCTTCTGTGCAACAGGTTGTTTAAATGCCTGCTGGCGCCCCTGCACCTGCAGCAGGTGTTCCTCGTGCGCCGCCACCCGCTGGCGTTCCTTGCGCAGATGTTGCGGCAACTGCAGGAGTTTGGTTTGGATTTTGCGTTGGTTGCTGTTGAGATGCAGCACCACTTGCTTGTCTGTAGAACGAAGCCAAGCGCTGAAGTTTTTGTGCAAATTGCTGCTTCTGTTGATCATCCATCTGTTCAATTTGTGACAATGTCTGCTTGTTGCTATCCGCCAAAGCCTTGCCATTTTGTTGTGCCACTTGAATGAGTACCGAATCAACTTTACCAGGGGCATCCGAAGGTTTGGAAACACCCTTCATGATGGTAGCAAGATTAGAGGCAGGATCGCCTTTGAAGCGTGAAAGAATCGCGCCTTTGGTGTCTTCTTGGCTCAAAAGCTGAAGAGTTGCAAGCTCACTTGCAATTCTATCGACTTGTGCAGGATCAACTTTGCCTGCGCCAACCATGGCAGTGAGTTGTGTCAAGAATTCTTCAGCTGTTTCAAACAATGCTGCCGACTTATCGAATCCGGTAAGATTGGATTCGATGATAGCAACAGCTTGTTGATGTGCAGCCCAGTTAGCAGCAACTGCTTGTTCAAGGCTCTCATTAATGTCTTTAATTAGTTTGGTCATAGTAAAACTCCTTATTGTTTCATGTATTTATACTTCATTTATTCTTTTGAGTATGAAACAAAGCTTTAATTGTGTTTTTGTTATCAACGGTTTCTAATTTTACATCAAAACCCCACAATGTCACAACGTGTTTAAGAACTTCTTTTGCGGAATCACTGTCGAGATACCGATGATTGTTCATGTAGTGGCGTAGAGTCAGAGAACGATCACCCCAGCGATCCACATTGTACACCTGAATATTGGGTTCTGCTGTTGTCAAGTCATATTGGTTAGCAAGCAATGTGCGTACAGTCTTGTAACCTTCATCGTCGTGAATAGCACTAATGACATAGTCACTATCTTTCTCTTCGTCGCGAATGCTAAACAATTTAAGGTCACGCATCACCTTAGGTGACAGATATTGGCGGATGAAACTCTCGTCCTTGAAATTTTCCATCGCAAAGTGAATTGTTTCTTTCCAATCACTACCAGCGAACTTCGGAAACCACCGCTTGTCTTCTTCAGTTGGTTCTTCACAAATGCGTTTGATGTCCATGAACATAGCAAAACCAAGTGCATAAGGATTGATACCACTGTAGTACTTGTGGCTAAAAGGTAGTTGGCGTATAACACCTGTATGAGATGCCATAAATTCCAGCATGAAACCATCAGTGATGAGGTTTTCTTCACGCAACTTATGCATGATCGTGTAGTGTGTAAACGTAGCAAATCCTTCATTCATCACCTTGGTTTGTTTTTGGGGATAAAAGTATTGCGAAATTTTGCGCACAATACGAATAATCTCACGTTTCCACTGTGGCAGATTAGGTGCGCTCTTTTCGATGAAATATAAAATGTTTTCTTCCGGTTCAGCAGGGAAAGTCTGTTTACGTTTGAGTTCAGAATCTGGTTCATTTGATGGAACGGTACGCCACAAATCATTTACCTGGCTTTGTAGNNATTCGTTACGGTCCTTTTGACGCTGTTCTTCTTTTACCATTGAAATCTTTGACGGGCGTTTGTATTTGTCCACACCATAAGATTGCAGAGCATGACATGCATCAAGCACCTCTTCAACTTCGTCAATGCCGTATTTTTCTTCGCAATCGTTGATGTATTTTTTTGCAAAAACCAAATAATCAACAATGCTTTCGGCGTCTGTCCACTGTTTAAACATGTAATTGTTTTTGAAGAATGCGTTGTGGCCAATACCCGCATGTGCCATCACGAGAATCTGCATCATCATTGTGTTTTCTTCCATGCAATACACCAAACACGGAGACGTGTTCAACACGATTTCGTATGCAAGCCCCATTTGACCGTGCTTATAACCCTTTGCATTGCGCACAAACTCTTTACCAAACGACCAGTGATTATAATTGATTGGCATACCCACTGCAGCATAGGCATCCAGCATCTGTTCAGCACTGATAATTTCGATTTGATTTGGATAAATTTTGCATCCGAGGTATTCCGTACCAATACGTTCAATCTCCTTGTAATATGCATCAAGTAGTTCGAACGTCCATTCGCTTTTGGTTGTAATAGGTGTACGCATTAAACTGATTCCTTTTCAAAAAGTTTTCTAAACACGGGAAAAATATCTTCTGGTCCATCAATAAACGCCATATCTACGTTATCGTGTGATGGCATCACTTTACTCTCAAACATTCGTGACAATACGTTGTCATCATCACCAATTTGAATATAAGCATAATACTGAATTTGTGGAAGAATTTCATTCAACAAATGTGTGCAATACGTACTATCGTACGAATCGTTGTCGCCATCCGATGCTTGGCAGAAATAGATATTCCACGTGCCATCATATCGTTCGGCCATAATTTCCTGCGCCAATTCGAGTGATGGCGAAACAAGTGTACCACCAGTTTCTTTGGAATAGAAAAACTCTTCTTCATCCACCTCTTTTGCGAGTGTGTGATAACGAATCGGCACAATATCAATATGTTCATATGTTCTATGTAGGAACACATACAATAACATATAGAAACGTTTTGCCATTTCCTTCTTAAATTCGTCCATACTTCCAGAAACGTCCATCAACATGAACATTACAGCGCGCGTCGTTGGAACAACCACCGTTTCAAATCGGTTGTAGCGCAAATCGATGTTATCAATGAATGGTACTGCTTTAATTTTGCGTTTCAGTGTTTCGATTTGTTTGACGAGATCAGCAATTCTAATTTGTTCATCAGAACAATCTTTCTGCAAAATACCTTGATCATCAGTGTTATCCGCAATGTATTGGATCAAGTCAGCCAACTCTGCTTCTAACTCTTTAAGTTTACGCTTTTTTGGATTACGCAATGCAGCCCGACGTCCAACCGATTGTTTTAGTGAACGCACATAATTCAGTTTACTCGGAACCCCATCCACCGAAAAACCTGCACGTTTTAGCTTAGTTTCCTCGATGGAAGACAGTTGTTTTTTCACAAGATCGGGCAATTCCAAATCCTCGAAGAATATGTCCATGTATTCCTTTTTGGAAATCATGAATTCAAAATCATCTTCTCCATCTCCACCATTACCACTACCGCTTCCACCACTATCGCCTAGCGGTTTGGGGATGCGATCTCCTGTTACATAATCTTTATTTCCTGGATATACACGATCTGTGTCTCCACCTTTAGCATGATGAAACCAAGGTTCGCTGATATCTTTTTTCGGAACAACAACGTTCTGATCTTTGCTATCGACAATATCACGAATATTGCCATTTTTAATATTTTCTCTAATTGCTTCTCTTACATGTTTATTGACGCGGCGTACAAACCGTTGACGGTTTGACGAACTTTTGTTTTTACCATTAACGCGTCTGTCTACTATGTGAAAACTCATACTATCTCCAATTTTTGGTTGTATTTGTGGGCTGCATAGTCATATCTCAGTTTCCATTATAATAAACTAAAACCAACAAAAAGTCAATACTTGTATCTCTATGTATAACGAATATAAATATAAACACATAATAAGGAGAACATTATGAAAACATGTAGCAAATGTGGTGTAGAAAAGGACGTTGTAGACTTCAATTATGATGGTATGTCAATTGACCTTTTGAGTTCTGTATGCAAGGATTGCAAAAGCGGTTCGGTCAAACCTGTAGTTAAAAAACCAGTAGTTAAAAAACCAGTAGTTGAGAGTGTGGCACCAGTTGTGGACGCAACGACAGCGTCCGTTATACCAGCAAGTGAGGTTACACCTTTAGAGCCTCCAAAAGAGTAATATAAAATAAGGCCCAATGGGCCTTATTTTATATCAAGTTTGAAAATGTCACTTTTCTGTAATAGTTTTTGCCTGCACTTTGTTCTTTACCTGTTATAACTTTTCCATAACGTGTTGTCAATAACGTACAAGGCGCAAATGTGTTTGGATTAATAACTATTCCACTACTGATTGTTAGAATATATGGGCTGTAAATGTACCCCGTATCCGTTTCGCCAGCGGCCCCTTTATAACCCACCAACACCACGTTGTTATTTGGTTGTGATTCTACAGTAAAACCGGATGTAGCGTATAGTTTAATAGTGCCACCAACATAACCAACATGCACCAACCCATCACCTAGCTTAATATCGTCAAACAAAAATAGTACGTGATTACTTACTTTACTATTATGAGCTTGTAAATATGCTAGCATCGAAGGATCGATAACAGCAAAGTTGCCCGCACCTCTTCGGGTTGCGCGTGCTATTTCGTTAGCAGCCATGTTAATGTGTAATATTACTGATGTAATCTTTTCCGCACTAGCAAAGACATCCTGCGCAATGTTTACTTCTTCATCAACTGCTATTTCGTACAGTTCGTTCATAAGGATGTTGTTTAGTTCAAGAGCTATTTCACTTGCCATTGCCGCAGTTAGTTCTTGTTTGGTGTCAATATCGTGAAGAGCCTTTAAGTCCTTTTCTGCTTCAACACTCCACGTTGCCGACAGCTTTTGGCTGATCGCTGTCATTGCTTGTGAAACGATTTCGATCGAAATTTTTTTATCTTGTTCATCCGTTTGGTTTAACAGGCGGGATTGTAATGAATACACTAAGCCAACTGGGCCAGATAACGGTTGCATTCCCACTAAATTCCAATGGAAGAGTTTATCCAAAACAAGTTTTGTTATGATAAACATATTATCATTTTTTGCTAAAAAACTTGTTGTAGTGTCTGAGAATATAGCCAACAATTTATTCAATGCCTTAGGCTGTTCATGCAGTTCGTTGTCTGGAATATTACGCATCGTATTGTCGAGGATGGTGTTATAGACTACCAGCCGCTTCTCATCAACACCATTACAGATACTATTTTTGTAAGCTGTCCATTTTTTATCAAATTTGCGTTGTTTGTAAAGTTTGTAAACGTCTTGTAACAATTGTAGTTTAAACATTTGATTTCCCTTTGTTTTTTATTGTATTGATTATATATTAGGGTTATTTTTTGTGATACCAATCGGCTATTTTAATAATTTACAGCCTGAAACATAATAAGGCAACAAGTTTGTTAATGCCAATAAAATAAGGAGTACAATTGTTCTCCTTATTTTTGTCTAACTACTTGATTTAGTTGTTCTTTCTGTAACGCATGTACCACGAAACCAACAACTCGACCTGTTTCCGTGTATAACCTTTTTCAACCATACGGTCAACGAATGCATCGTGTTTGTTCTGCTCTTCTTTCGAACCTTTTGCGCTAAAGGACACAATAGGTAGCAGTTCTTCGGTGTTTGCAAACATCTTCTTCTCAATCACCTCACGAATCTTTTCGTATGAAGTCCAATCAGGATTCTTGCCGTTGTTGTTAGCACGCTGACGAAGAGTGTAGTTGACAACCTCATTACGGAAATCTTTTGGATTTGCGATGCCAGCAGGTTTTTCAATCTTTTCCAGTTCAGCATTCAGGTTTTCACGATCATACATTTCACCAGTATCTTGGTCGCGGTATTCGGTGTTTTGAATCCAGTGATCTGCGTAAGTGATATAACGATCGAACAGATTCTGTCCATACTCACTGTACGATTCGAGATAAGCAGTCTGGATCTCTTTACCAATGAACTCACCAAACTTTGGTGCAAGAATCGTTTTGATGAAATCAATATACTTCTCTTCGGTTTCACCATTAAACTGTTCTTGTTCAATCTGCTTCTCCAAAACATACATCAGGTGTACAGGGTTAGCAGCAACTTCGGTATTGTCGTAGTTAAACACCTTCGACAAAATTTTGTATGCAAATCGAGTCGACAGACCACTCATGCCTTCATCAACGCCTGCATCATCACGATATTCCTGAAGTGGCTTGGCTTTTGGATCGGTGTCTTTTAGATTTTCACCATCATACACACGCATTTTCGAGAAAATAAGCGAATTTTCAGGTTCCTTGAGTCGAGTCAGCACAGCAAACTGGGCCATCATCTCAAGAGTGCCAGGTGAGCACGGAGCATCAGCGAGCGAGCTGTTACGAAGAAGCTTTTCATAAATGTTGGTTTCTTCGGTCACGCGCAAGCAATAAGGTACCTTGACAATATAAACACGATCAAGGAAGGCCTCGTTGTTCTTGTTGTTGCGGAACGACTGCCATTCAGACTCGTTGCTGTGTGCAAGAACAACACCACTGAACGGAATTGCAGCACCTTCTGTACCATTGAAGTTACCTTCTTGGGTAGCGGTTAGCAGCGGGTGCAACATTTTGATGGGAGCCTTAAACATTTCAACGAATTCGAGAATACCTTGGTTTGCCAAGCAAAGACCACCGCTGTAGCTGTATGCATCAGGATCATCTTGCGAATAATCTTCCAACTTACGAATGTCGACTTTACCAACAAGAGCGGAAATATCTTGGTTGTTCTCATCACCCGGTTCAGTTTTAGTAATGCCAACTTGATTCAAACGAGACGGCCAAACTTTAACAACCTTGAATTTGGTGATATCTCCACCAAATTCACCAAGGCGTTTTGCAGCCCACGGAGACATAACGTGATTGAGGTAGCGGTCAGGAATTCCATAGTCTCGTTCAAGAGATTTGCTGTGTTTTTCCTTACTAAACAAACCAAGCGGAGATTCGTGTACAGGAGAACCTTTAATGGCATAAAACGGAATCTGCTCCATCAACTCTTTAAGTTTTTCCGCAAGAGACGATTTGCTGGAGCCAACAGGACCCAACAGATACAGAATTTGTTTCTTTTCTTCAAGACCTTGAGCAGCATGTTTAAAGTAGGCAACGATCTGTTCGATCACATTTTCAATACCATAAAATTCTTTAAAAGCAGGATAACGCTTGATGACACGATTCATAAAGATTCGGCTCAACCGAGGATCGTGTTTCGTATCAATAGTTTCAGGCTCACCAATCGCCATCAACATACGTTCGCCGGCACTGGCGTATGCAGTTGGGTCTTCTTTGCAGAGGTCGAGATATTCCTGAATGGTCATCTCTTCGGGTTGATGAGATTTGTATTGCTCTTGGTACTCGGTAAAAATACTCATTATTTACATCTCCTTTGATATTTGTTTTGAACTTCTGACATTAATCTTCTTACAATTTTAATAATACGTCAACCAATTTTACCAAATCACTTTGTAAAATTGCTTACACTTCCTACAGAATATACTTTGGTAAAACCCATTTGTTCTGCGTAGTTTTCGAACTGGCGAAGATCAGAATCATCATCCGTTAATCCAAACAAAACAAGTGTATCAGTCGGTTTGTATTTTACACGAAGTGTTGATACATTGCGTAGCACAATATTAGCTGCCCCACCAACCGTACCCTTTGCGTAGTCAACTGGAGGACGAACATCAATTAGTTTTGCGCCCTTATCAATCAACTTTTGTGCTTTTTGTGCTGAAATTTTCATAATTTCCTCCATCGTTGTAAAATCAACCAAATATTCTTGTTGCCACTTCCGAACAACCTACAATAAAACAATCGTGCGTATCCCAATATTCCGCTACTTCGTGTACATAAAAAATATACGACATTGTTCCAATAATACGACCAGTATTGGGGTCAAACGTCCTAAAATAGTCTCCTATACGCAAATCAACTACTCTACAACTCTTCCAGTTGAGTGAATCGTGTTTGACCATTTCCTCACCTTCGGGTTCGATTGTTTGGAAAATCTGATCCGTCCAGTCAGCAACCATCATATTCATTTTTTATCGAATCCTTGTTCTAGAATCTCTCGTTCACCCACCAAGTCTCTGTTGATAGCATTTTCGTTAGTGTATTTTTCTGGGTAGCGCTTCCGCAATTTTGCAATTACAGTATATAACCCATCTTCGGGGTTAATTCCAAGCTCATCCCATGCAATTGCTTGATACCAAGCTGTGTCAAATGTTTCTTCGCCGAAATTAACGCGATCAACAGGTTCACCATTTCTTGTAGCGGAATCAATTGCTTGAAGCATCTCAACAGATTCAGTATACATACCAATTGCAGCATGGAACAAACGAGTGTTTTCAATGCCAACATCGCCTTTTTGACCTTCTTTTAACCAGTTGGGTGAGCCCGAACGTTGAACGACAGCAATATTGTACTGAATTTGCTCAATATACTTATTCCAAGCTTCAACATTGATATCACGTTTGTAAAATACGGTTTTTTTAACAATATCCATCACTTCACCCAATGCGATAGCAGCATTCATGAGTGCCCAAAATTGTTCTTGGTTGAAGTTTATGGTAGGTACCACACTTTCTGTGCGGATGGCGTTTGGAACGAATTCGTTAAGAGTCATTGTTGTCATTATTATATCCTTTGTGTGTTATATGTTATATGTTATATGAACAGACGAATGTTATTATTGTATGGTATATCCTTCATAAAGTCAACACATAAAAACAAAAAGGAGACCGAAGTCTCCTTTTAATAGTGCAAAGTGGTATTAAAGTGTGCCGTAAGGAACGTAAGTACCAGTTGGTTGTGGAGTCGATGAAGCGTGTGGAGTCATCGAGATTGGAAGACCAAAACCATCTTTAGGATTTACAACACCACCACAGAAATCGAGCTTGCCATCAGCAGGAGTCGTATCTACCGTTGGGGCAACAAAGTGTTGATCCATAGGCAAACCAAAACCTGTGTGGTTTGGATCAAATGTAGCTGCTGCAACAACTTCTGGCCAAGCTTCTGCAAGTGTATCACTAACAACATATGTGGTACCTGGATGAGCTGCAACGAAAGCTGCATCAACCGTATCACCTAATGCATAAGCAGCGCAACCAGGGTGAGCTGGAACAACTGCCACCACTGCAACTGGAGCAGGTTGTGTTCCTGCCGAACCACCAAATGGGGTAGGAACTGTTTCTGTTAAACCAAAACCATCTTTAAATGTAGCCATTATAAATCTCCTTAAAATAGAAAACGGGTATGTCGTACTTCATAGAGAGTATTTGTGTAATTGGGTAATTTAAATGAACTTTTACATAGTAATGTATTGTGACTGCGCTTTTTTTGTTTGAAGCACGCCAATACACTTACCTGTAATGAAACCATTAATCCAATCGGGTGATTTTTCTTTAAATGCAGTTGTCGCCATTATGGCTTCTGCAACCACCACATCGGGAATATTGGGGTATTTGGNTTTTAAAGAGCTTATAATTTCAGGTACTCCCTTACCACTATCTCGAAGATGTGCTGCAAAGGCAACAAACTCTCCATATTCAACACACATCGTTGCTTCCTGGGGGGTAATTTTTGTGGAGTTGGGTTGTACAGCGAAAGTTGCTGTTGGTAGTATGACTAATAGTAAAACAGCAAATAGTTTTTTCATAATTATTCTCCTGCGTGAGTGTGATATTCTTATATATTACTCAACCGAGAGACGATTTGCATTAATTAAGATACAAAACAAAAGGGGCCATTTAGCGGCCCCCTTTTTATACTAACGTTGCAGATAAGGTGTAATACAGATCAGATAACGTGGAATCGGCACTACCTGGCGCATCCAACGACAAAACATCGCCGGGGGCGAACGACGTTGCAGAGGCAAATGTAAAGGTAGCTGTAGCACTTGCTGCCGCAAAATTTACTGTACCAATAGAAGATCCATTCTTCTTAATAGTGAAACTGCTTAAAGCGGTGGCTGCTGCATTAGCTTTGCAGAAACTACCCGTCAATCCCACAGGAAGCGTGAACGCTCTTGGGGCAACAAAACGAAGAATGGTGGCACCAGCGCCCGGCTTTCCAACCGTTCCGCTTGCAAGGTCATATATCTTGCTTCGTGTATCAGCAGTATTTGCTGTTGTTTGTGCAGTAGCAGCAGCAGTAACAGCAGTATTTGCTGTTGTTTGTGCTGTAGTAACCGAAACACCAATACCACCCGGTGTGCTATCTGCTGCAAGATTAACGGTAACGGATGGGGTATCCAAAACGGTTGGATTAACTTTTGTGAGTGACATATTACATTCTCCTAATTAACACTTTGTATCTATATTTATGTTATAGAGGGGTAATACCAAGTTTTTGTAGTTGGTTTAATGTTTTGGGCCAGGTGCGATGTAAAATGCCGATGCCTCCTTGTGCCTTCCATTGAGCGATATTGTCATTACGATCATCTATTAGAATAGCATTTGGCTCTGCATATCGTTGTTTATCTGCTGATCTGCACACAATTACAGGAACGTTTCTACCGAGATGTTCAGCACACCATAATTGTTTCTGTTGTGCTCCATTTTCGGATGCTGGTAACCCTGTCAAAATCGTAGGATTCCAACCCTTAATGTAATTCCACAAATTTCTGCCTTCTGGGATCCAATCAAGAGTTTGAAAAAAGTTGGGAATGCTATAAATGGCATTCCACATATCCTTTTTGGACTGTTCATGGGGATATTTGCCTGTTAATTTCTTAACACCCCTTTCAAAATCAGCAAGAACACCATCCAAGTCACAATATATTTTGTATTGTGAATTTTCAAACAACTCACGCAATTTCATCACTTACTTCCTGCTTGCACTAACAACGCTTTGATTTCTTTTGCTCGTGCGCGAGTAGCACCTGTACCCAAATCTGCTGTTACTCCAACGCTATCTCCCACAACACGAATTTCGTATTTGGCTTTACGTTCTTCGATGACGTAGACGAGTCTGTCATCTCCCGAAAGTTTATCATCATACACATAGAAATGTTTGTTGATGTATGTTTCTACTTTACGCGAAAATGTTTTAGGAGCCGAGGCCTCGGTAACCACCTTTTGCAGTATATCTTGTAATTTCATCTTAATTTCCTGTCCAACTTACAATAATTGCACCTGTTGTTCCTGGGCAACCGGAATCGTCACCACAGTTAAAGTTATAACATCCGGTAGTGCCGCCGCCACCTGATCCATTTCCTGTTGGTAAAATTGATGTTGATGTACCACCAACACCATAAATGTTTCCAGGGCCGCAGCCGCCGCCATGGCCGCCTGTACCATTTGTTCCTGGTTGGCCATTCGGAACACCACCAGGGCCGCCGGTCCCCCCTTCATATCTTACAGATTTTCCTGGCCCACCGCCTGTTGATGTAAAGCCTGCAAATGTAGTGTCACCGCCCGTGCGGGCAGGATAATCTGTTCCAATTGGTCGGTAATGTCCACCTTCCCCACGTTTTCCAATAGTGTATGGAATTACTTGGCCGGGTGTTACACTAATTGTTTCAACACGCCAGCCACCACCTCCACCACCTGCTCCACCTGTACAACCATCCTGTTCACCTCCACCACCTCCACCTCCACCAATAATAGTTACTGTAATCGTGTATACGCCGGCAGGCACCGTAAAGGTGCTCGAATAATCTACTGTTGGGGTGGGATTGGTTAAGTTAACCGAGCCTGGTAATACTTGTAGTTTGTACGGTTCGATGTATACTAGCATAATTAATTCCTATTCTTATGTTAAGCTACTTGGTTTCCACGACACAATAGCCAAATTTTGCCCATAATACTGTGATACGGGACCAGCCGAAACACCCTGTGTAACATCAGCCGTCGGAAGCAGGTGTGCTCCATAATACGATGGGTTGCTGATTTGATAGTCAGCAACGAAAAGTGCTGATATATATGGTCCACCATTAAAAGTGCCGTATCCAGCAATGGCCAATCCCTTATCATATACAGGGATGGAAGTATTTAGTGATGGGTAGTGGGCTTGTGCGGTATTGTCAGGAGGGCCCAATAATTTATCGACCGCATATACCCCAACTACCCCAGGGGCATATGGAGAATATCCACCAAAATTTGCTACTCCTGCCACATTATTGATATAAAAAATTGAAATATCCTGATCGTATTCTAGAGGTGTAATTGATCGTATAGCAAGTGTAGCGGGCACACCATTAACCGTCATGGTGTTAGTGCCGTGTTGTTGATATCCGTTAGTGAGCAATTCTGTTACTATAATAAGCGACTTGTATCCCACCGGAACGGTGAGACCACTGCTGTTTCCCAGAAAAAGCAAACTCGGCGCAACTATCGTTTTTTGATATGGTGGCACATAAACAAGTGGCATATGTGCTCCTATTTCAACAATTCGACGTTGGTGTGTATGGTTATTGGATCAACTTTTGTATAACCCGATTGTACCAAGGATTTTGATTGTACTGGCTTCCTTCCAAGTGACCTATCAAGTGACCACGTAATGTGATAAATACTACCGTCCGGCCTTTGTATTCTTCCGTTTACTTCAACTACAAGTGCTTCCAACCCCTTACCATCGTCCGCATATCCAACAACTTTAATACTTTTTGCATTTGCTGGTAATTGGACATCTGGGGAAACGCCAAAATTTAGAGTTATGTGATGACCAACAAACTCTGGATATTTAGGTGGGAATTTTTCCGCAAGTAGTTTTCTCGACTTTTTGTCAAGCACATATGCAATATACATTTCGTTTAGTAAAAATCCTATAAAGTTCATTTTGATAATTGCTTAATTTGTTCTTCTGCAGTATCTATGTTACTTTCCAAATCATGTATAACACACTCATCAAGATTTGGGGACTTTTTTGCGGCAGATAATTTTACTTTCATTGCTGCAATTTTTGCTTTCAGTTTCTTGATCTCTTCTGTGTTTTCTTTAGTTTCTACACCTTCATGATAAGAACTGCGGCGACCCGAACTTTGTTTTTCATGCCAATCGTCGGACGCTGTTCTATCAGCAGTTCCTTCTCTATAACCTAAGTTATAGTATGCTGCGTTATCATACCCAAACGATTTGACGGGATCAATTTTATCAACACCTGACACACCATGCGACTTTCCCATTTTGTATGCAGCGCGTTGTCCACCGTTCATCTCCATTAGCTCATCTTCTTTAACAATCTTAAAATCAGCACGTTTGCGTTCGGCTTTAAGATCACGAAGCTTTTTATTAAGTGGGTCAGTTTCTGGAACAGTACCACCTTTGCGCCAAATATCGTGTATTTTTAATTCCACAGCATTGATATCTTGATTAATTTCTTTTTTAGAACGACCTGCTTCCGTTACTACATTATACCCTTCATTGTGGGAGATTGCATAACCTTCCACATATTCGGCTCCATGTACTTTGTAACCTTTGTTTTTAAAATGTTTTTTGGCTTTTTCAACAGCATCAGCTTTATCACCTTTCACCCTAACAAACTTCTGCACTTGTTCCTTGCGTTTGGTAACTGCTGGATGATCAGGTTCGGATACAGTAACGGCAACACGATGATATGGAGCATCAGCCTCCGCAACAACACCTTCAATAATGTGAGCATCAACATAATCATTTACAGCTTTTGTTGCTGCCTTATGGTCCATATTATGCATGCGTCCAAGTTGAGTAGCGGCATGACCAACTTTGTTAGCAAACCATTCAGCCCCACCACGTTTGTTATACTCAGCAATGTGCTTATCCAACAGATTTTTAATATCTGCAGTAATACTCCCTGCTGATTCATGAAGCATACCAGGCATTTTTGATTGGGATAGATTATCAAAGTGTCCCTTATCATTGCCTTCACTATCCTTTGCTGTCCAATAGTTATTATCGGAACCATCTTTTGGATGAACGGCTGAACGAACAACAAATCCTCTATCTTTAGCGGCAGCTTTCCAATCCGATAAACTGCTATATTTGCCACCAATAGCTTCATCAAGACGAGTTACTTTATATTTTGGATGAGGTAACATTGATTCTAAAACTTTTTTTAACATATTATTCTCCGGATGGAAGCGAATTTTGCAATCTCGTGCTTGCGTTTAAACGCTTATCGATTGAATCGAGTTCACGCTTATAACGCTCTATTAGAGCTTTATCAAGTTGTGTTTTTTGTTCTTTAAATTCTAACGCAAACAAGTTGTCTTCAATTTGTTTCTTGCGCAACCCGTCAATCATAAGACGTTGCTCAACACGCAGTTGTTTCAGTTGCGTAGTTTGATTAAGTTGTTCTTTATTAAAGTCATCAGCATGAACATACCTACCATCTATTGCAAACGCAGTCGTGATAATGACTGCGAGAGCTGAAATAGTAGATACTCCAATTTTAACAGGATTGTTCTTGATGATGTCCATCATTCTTAGTCCTTTGTTTTAGTAGCGTGTGCTTTAACTTCCCTAAATTTGTCCATTAAGTTGGATTTTGAAACGGGATTAGCGTAATCAAACGACATAAACTTCCACACTTCCTTTGGTATCAACACCTTTTGGGGACCTTCGAGTGAGGTCAATAGAATACCAATCTTCTTCATAGAATATTCACACCCCTTGTCCATCAACTCAAGAATATTAGCCATTACTTGAATCGCCCCATTCATGTTAATGATTTCTTGCTCCTGACTTGGGAGATGAGATGTATATTTGATTTCGGCTTCCAATTCTTTAATTTTGTCTTTAAGAGATTTTGTAACGGCGGCGGGAATCTTGGCAGTTTCTACCTTCTCTTCCTTTTCATCCTTAACAGCATCACCAAAATCAACAACTTTAATTTCTGATTCATCCAGTTTTTCAAACTGGTCTTTTGAAATCTCTTTAACAGACACAGAAATCATTCTATCATGAAGTGTTTTAACTTTAGCCTCTGCTTCTTCATTGGACGGAGCCTTAATAACACCCTTTTCAAAATGTTCTTGAGTATCGTCACTTTTATCTTCCCATGAGTATTCATAGGAGAAATATTTAGACTCAGACATTGAGGAATAATCATCAACACTCTCTTTGACACCACTGTCTTTAGCAGCTTTGCCAAGTTTGACGCTATTTTTCAACCGATCAACCAAACGCTTCTGTTTCGCAACTTCATAACGCATATCATCAACAGCATCATTTTCTTTTTCGGTACGGGCAGCACTCATCATGGAACTCAAATCTTCCTCCATCTCTTTGAATTTGGCTACTTCAGCTTTCAGTTCTGCTTCTTTATCTGCAGATTCTTTAACGGTTTGTGCAGCGTAAACGGATCCAACTGCACCATCCCATTCACCCACATCTTTACCATCAACAACACAGGCACCAATATCTATATCACCACGGAACGAACAACCGGGATGTGCCTTCTTACAAGCAGCTTTCCAGCTACCATAGGATTGATATTCGCGGTCACCCATGTGATTCTTGGCTTCCTGCATACCTTCGTCGCCTTCTTCCTCTTCGTCAGACTCTTCTTCATTGTCCTTTTCTTGAGCAGCAGCAAGTTCTTTTACAGCACTCTCGACCTTTTTGATCTTTGCTGTAACCGTTGTATCGTTTGCATCTTTTGTTCCCTCGTCAGCATCGTCCTTCTCTTGATCCTTCTTGATTTGGGCAACATCCTTTTTAAGCTGTTCAATATCCTTGTCCACAGCGACATCATTTTCATCAGCATCGTCATCACCTTCTCTTAACAAGGTTGTTCCGAAATAAGCAGCGATGATCTTACGTGCTTCTTTATCGGTGGTAACTTCGAACACTACGTCACGGCAAGCCGTATCCATATGCGCCCATGCTTTTGCTGCAGCGGCTTGACGACCGCTTGCAACAAGTCCTAAAATTGAATCATAATCTTCAGCATCACGTTCATATGTTTTGCGGAGATTGGGGCTTTTAACTTCAGAAGCATCCTTCTCGCACTGACGAACTGCTTTACGAACAGCCAATTTAACAGTAGCTACTTCTGGTGAATTTTTTGCAAAATCAACAGCCGCTTTTTCTTCCGCCTCAACCACGTTTGCCGACTCGGTTAAACCAGCAAGTTTCAAGAATTCTTGTTTGACGTTCATGTATTTCTCCTAAATTATGAATCTTTATCAACTATTTATAACAGAACGCATTATGCAAACACTTTTAATAGAAAAAGGCTAACCGAAGTTAGCCTTTTTGTGTGGTGGAACAGATTACTCGATTTCTTGTGCGGGCTCTTCGTCTTTAATACCAAACATTTCGAGGTTTTTGATTGCGAATGCTTTGTAATCATTTGCCTTTTCGAGAAATAGATTCATTTTCAACGAAAACAGTCCATCATTCACACTCTGACCTTTGATTGCATAATCTTTACGAGACAGGTCCTTGTTTTCAGCATGGAAAGCTTCAACAGTCTTGATCATCGCATCAAACTTATGCACAACCTTGTTCTCCATTGCAGTAATCATCCCAAGAGCAACAGGATCGTCAGCAAACAACGAACGCAGGTCATCCGACGTCTCGTTGATAACACACTCAAACAACCGGCGAGGAGTGTTGATCGAGTCTTTGGTGTGATGAAGCACGAGGTATTTGTTAGTCTTGCGCTTGAATGCGAGACCACTCTTCATCAAAAATACAAACCCTTCAATATCTTCTACCATCGTGGGTACGGCATCAACGAATGCTATGGGATCATCAGTTTGGATCTTTTCAATAACACGATCTGCCTCAAACTCACTGACCACTTCGTCATACTGCATAAACCCACCCGTCATATAGCTACGGCAATTCAAAACCTTTAGATGGGGGTTCGCATATCCGATCACAATTCTGTGAACCGGGCTGCACCACTCCAAATTAACTGTATATCCACGCAAGGTGAGTAATTTCAAATCTTCACGAAATGTGTCATTTACCGATTTTTTCAGCCAATCCATAGCAGCAATGCACTGCTCGGAAGATATGGAACCTTTTGATTTCAACTTTAGCTCATCATCTTCCATATAAGTTGACATGAGACTGCCGTCTGCTTTCAGCAAAATCTGATCAACTTGAGTCAAGTCAAGATTCATTGTAAATGGGTTTTCACAAAAATTGAAAAATTTGGGCATTGGTAACGCCTTGATTTCAATAGGATTCCCATCCATATCTACTTCAAACATCACTCCCCGCGCCTCGAGTGCGCCTGGCTGTAGGAAGTCGGTGTATGATGCAAGTCGATAGTTAAAAATCCGCAGCGTGCGCGCCCCAGAGTAGAAGTCTTTAAAATAAAAGGCATCGTTTATTGCGACAAGCCCCATTAATTCATTAAAGAGAGAACTTTGAAAAGTATTCATAAATAATATCAATCCGATTAGAAGGAGTAGTATTCATGATACATCACATATACAAAATAGTCAACAATGTTAATAATAAGGTTTACATAGGTTACACGTCAAGAAAAAGACCAATTGATAGGTGGAAGGCACATATCAGAGATTCGGTTAAATTGGATAGGCCGTTATATAGAGCTATGCGTAAATATGGTGTAGATAACTTTTCGTTCGTGTTAATATATTGCTCGAAGGATGGGGAACATGCACTAAAAACTATGGAAACATTGTTTATTACCACGTTCCATTCCTTTATAACAGATCATGGGTATAATCTCACGCTAGGTGGCGAGTCTAATTATGGTTGGGTGCCATCATACGAACTAAAGCAGCTGTGGTCACGCCAAAGATCGGGCAGAAAATTAACAGAAGGGCACAAGAAAAAAATAAGTGTGAGTGGAAGGAAAAGGTATGAAGATAATCCGGGGTTGAAACTTTTTTATAGAGACCTTGCGTTGGCCAACGGAACACGCCCCCCAGCACCCACTCCAGAATCGTGGGCAAAAAGCGCACTTTCACGAACTGGGAAGCATATTCATACACAAGAACATCGCAATAAATTATCAACTGCTTTTTTGGATACGGACCACCCCTTCAAGCAGCCAGAAATTATAGAAAAACGTAAACAGGTGTGGATGGAGACGGGGAGAGGTGTAGGAGCTAAAAACGGAAATGCAGTATTTGCTCAGGTAGTTGACCCCGATGGTTTGACTGTGGGCGAGGGGTTTTTGAAAGATGTGTGTGAAAAAATCAACGCACCATTCAACAAATTTTTAGCAGCCTCCAGACACCAGAAACCGTTAGAACGCGGTCTATGGAAAGGTTGGAAAATTCGCCGAATTAACAAACACGAAGTATCTTGATTTACTTCGCGGCTTCTTGCTCCAACTTAGATGATTCAGACTTCCAATCATCGTTACGAATGCCTTTATCAGTTGCTTTTTGAAGCTCTTTAACTGCGTACTCAATAGCTTCCTCGTACTGTGCCCACGCATCTTCCATGGAGGGGGTAGGACGCTGTACATCGGCAACTTCGTATGCTCTATGAACCAAGTCCAAAGCGTTTGCCCAATTGTGATCTTCGTCTTGGGCACCCTTCTTAATTAATTTTTTGACTTGTGTCATTTGCTTATATGGAACAGCATCAGACATTTCTTGTTCAAATAATTCTTGCAGTTTCATTTTACAGTTCTCGCAAATTTGATAGCATTCTTTTTTTCTTCAACTTTATCAGCGGCGTCTCGCGGTGTAAAGAAAAATTGATTCATCTTCTTATCACCTTTGAACACCTGCCAGGACGACTCATCCGTATTTAAACGGATTTCACAATTGTTAACAATCATGGGTGCCGACTCGTTTACAAATTCAGTAAATGTCATGTATGTGTATGAACTCCATACTGTGCACGAGCCCACGCAGCCGCTTCCTTCTTCGCCGCAGGTTTACCATCAGCGTTTTTGAATTTAACAGAATGAACCTTGTTATCATCAAGGTAAACATCGTAGGACCAATCCTTGTTATTGAGGAAGATGTCGTAAGCGCCGCGCTTAATGTGGGATTCTGTAACGTCTCCTCCCTCTAATTCAGAAATTTCTTTTTTAATTGCGCGAAGATCATTTTCCGCATCAGCAATATCGTCTTCGTCTCCGTCGATGAGTGCAGCATTTAATGCCTTTTTTGCTGCATCACGTTCGATGTAGAGATTGCGAAGTCTGTTGGATTTTTGGTGCTCGTCTTGACGGGATTCAAACAAATCAGCAAGTTTCATTGTTTAAACTCCTGTTAAGTATTTTGCTTTGAATTCAGGATACATCATCCTATTCAAATCGTTTGTTAGGTCTTTCTTCAACTTGGCATTACCACCCACAATATTTTGTAATGTGGCATAATCAAATGCGCCGGCAGCATAGGCATCTTTGGCGGTCATATTGTTTTGATCACGATCCATCTTCCAACGAGCTGCGTGTTCTGGATAATCTTTTAACGCACGTTGATATACTTGACCAGGGAAGCGGGATGGTCCCGTAATTGAAGCGCTGTCACGAGCCCGAAGATCATTACGTTCTACAAACGCCTCGATTTCGTTTGCGAACACGTCAATCATATCAAATTTCAAGTTTTCTTCCCCGCCAGCAATGTTAACCATGCGAACATCACCACGATCGGGATTGTCTTGCCGGTTTGCGCCCACCATGAACGCCTTTTTAATATCATCACCCATACTATATCCGTAGTATACCTGTTCGGTTGTTGGTGCTGATACTTTGTACACGACAAAATCGGTATAATTTTCTGTTAAAGTTACAATTTCAGCAAGTTTCATATTAAATCCTTCTACTATTTTAAATATTTATGCCGTAGACTTGATAAAATTGTGAAAACGACTAATAGCACCCTTTAAAGTTGGCGCAGTATCATACGCTCTGTGTGTATTGGTAATATATGTAACTTTTCCACTATCATCAACACTTTTCCAGACAGCAGGGGAAGCACCGTGACCGTTGTTCATGTGCCAAACTGCCTTTCTGTCCATACATTCAGCACGTTCTTCTGGCGTTAGAGGAACTTTATTTTTCTTGAGTTTCTTGAAGTGACTCATCTTTTCAATAAGAAACTCTTCTGTCAAAATTTCACTTAACTTCATTGTCCTTTTTCCTGTAACCGTCGATGATTGCATCACGTTCTCTAACTGCTCCTTGGAGCTGTTTAACGGTAGCTTTCCAGTATTGAACTACTTTGCCAGGGTCTTTCTTATCAGCATCTGTTAGCTTGTTGAAATACAGATCTGGGTCTTCAACTGCAGCAGGGGCAGGACATTCTTTGGTAATGATTTTATCCACATAAACAACTTCTGTTTTTGGGGGTAAAGTGCCTGCGCACCCAGCCAAAGCTGCTGTGAACAGTATTAGTAGCGCAACATTTTTCATTTTTTGTCTCCCCACTGTAAATCTTTGACGCCATCTACAAGATAATCAATGGCAGACTGGCAATCCTTGGGCTTTGGACCATGAATAATTGTAAGAACGCCTGAATTGTACATACGACGATATTCAGCCAACTTATCTGCTGCCGCTTTCATTCGCGCATCCTGTTCATCAGATTTCTTCTTAAAGTCTTCAATTTCCGCATTTTGTTTAGCAATAGTATCTTTAAATGTTGATGATTGAGTATTAAGTTGCACACGCAAATTGACGATCGTATCCGCTTGTGTTTTAATGGTGTGTGTACGATCTGCCCAGTACAAATATATTAAAACTAGTGCAATAGCAACAACTATTTGTTTCCAGTAGGCCTGAAGAAATCCAACCACCGGACCTCCCGCCATTCCCGCCATTTTAAATAAGGCTCCCATATTATTCTCCGTTCTGATTCATGCGTTTTTTAAGATTAAACAGCTCATGTTCCAACCGAATCGTTTTTCGCTTTTCTTCACGAAGGTTGAGCTCTAACCGCTTGATATAACGTTGTAAACGATCAATGAATGCTCGCAACTTTTTGTTATCTAGTTCGGTATTAGGTTTAATCATTATGTTATTTATGAACGAGTGATAAAGACTGTCAAAGCCAAAACTGTTGACACATCCGCAATATAGGAACTATTACATGCTGCCACGAATATACAATAATAGGAACACCAAAATATACATATACTATGATGGACGGTATAATACCAGCATACATGAGTGGTACAGCCACACGTTCAAAGGTTTCATAACCAAAAATCTTTGAGGTAAAATACATTAAAATGAATCCGACAAAATTTATATAACTACTCAACAAAATTAATTCAAACATTTATCGCCTCCGTTTATTCTTGCGGTCATTTGTGTCTTTTGACTTGATGTAAAAATCAATAGGTTTGTTTTGTAACCACTTAACGAAGGCAACAATATCTGCATTCTCGAGCAAGCGTTCTATAGTATGATAGTAATTCAGCAACTCTCGCTCACTAAACACAGTATGAATTTTTCGGTGACACACTTTGTGTAACCAAACTGTTTCTTTACCCTTGAAGGTTTTAGGAATTAGGTGATGTTCATCTGCAGTATCATCCAACTCACGTTTACATAGTGGACATAAACTCATTTTATTCACTCTCAATAGCAAAGTGACCATCAGAACCCACACGAATTGTTTCAGGAGCAATTTTGCAGCACGCTGCTTTGCGCTCAAGTACTCTCGCCTCATGCAACACAAGGGCCATGCGTAGATGGTGGATAATTCCTGCATTACCGTCCCAATGAAGCTTGTTTTCAAGGTACTGAACTCTGTTGATTAGAGCACGTAACACTTCTTGGTTTTGTGTGCCTTCATGACTGCAATTGCCTTCACGATTCACAAAAGTTAGTTGCTGGGTGCCGTCTCCATCTATATGAGCTAATTCATAAATGTGACCTTCTTCAATTATTTTCATAATGTTTTCCATAAAAATGAGTCCACAATTACTTATGGACTCATAAAGTATAACCAAATTACAAATTTAAATCAACCACGAAACAAACTGTGCTTTTTTAGGGGCAATCGTTCTTCCCCGTACAGGGGTTTGGTAGCAATTGCAGTATATCCTGTATTATAGTCTGGTTCGTAAAATATTTGACTTTCAATACCACAGTTCCCCAGTCTTTTACGAATTTTTAACAGTTCTTCCTGATTTTTTGCACCCATTAAAACGATGTGCGTGCTTCCCTCCGGTTTGTTGTAAGCAAACCCAGCCTCAAGGGCTGCGTGTGATGCTTGCACGATTTTTTGTGGTGTTGTTAAATCTTCACGCACAAAAATGTACATATATGGTTTCTCTTCAATCTAAATCATTGTTAATCCTTTCTAACCACGCTTCAGCCAAATATCGACTGTCACATTCGTTGTACATTGCAGCAATATCTCTGTTTAAACTAATGCGTAAGGCAAAATTCTTTTCCACTGACATGATGGCGTATAAGCCACTTCTGCTACGTTGACCACTCTCCAATGGTTGACCAGTTGTGTAAACGAATCGTTCTGCCTTATAGTCACCACCCAACGTGGCTGCTATCATTTCGCACAGGCTCTTACTAAAAGTAAGTCGGTGTAATTTGTTGGTTTTGGTGTTGATAAGCCCCCAGATTTTATTCTGTTGTTTACAACCACCGCCCAAATAACACGCATTTTCGATATTGTCAATCTATTTCATTTTCATTTCCTTTCAATATTAACTGCAAAATTTTTAATAACTTCATCCTGAATCGTTTGTTTAACAACCCCTTGCACATAATCAACAAATGACGAAGTGTGATATCTATCCACTTTAACACCATGTTCGATAAAATCAAGCACCACCTTTTTAATAGTACGTTCTAACAAATTGGTGTTCAATTCACGTAGATATTCTTGCGTTACGCTCGATATTTTTTCTTCGATCAGTTGTTGTGCATACTCTTTGGTAATACCATATTCGTTATTGACCAAATTTCGAATAGCTTTGTGAGCCTGTGTACCCGTCATGTGTTGCATAGTATCCATGTTTATTCTCCCTTCTTGTGGTAGTCAACTTCTTCGAGGTTGGCTAGGTGATCAACTGTAACAGTTCCGGCGAACGGTGCCAAAAATTTACTCACGGTGGCAATGCGATCGATTTGAAGTTTGACCAAGTATTCCTTCGATTGCTTTAATGTCCAGGGCGAATCCACATCTTTGCCAACAATAAGTCTTGCCTGTTTGCATACAGAATTGATAGTATGAACTGCACAATTAAGCGCATTATACGGATCGTTTAGATTGCTGGTGATTTTATTGGCACCCTTGATCGGCGAAAACCCCACCGAGGCGTCCTTACCACGGATAATATTAAACAGCACGTGGTGTTCGGCACAAATCCATCCTTTAACAAGACGCCGTCCAGTTCCTTTGGACAAAGTCCATTTGTATGACGTTCTGTCAACGAGGTATTCATCACAAGGTTCAAGAATTGGTTTAATACGAATATCGTTCACTGCTAATTTCCATGCGGAACGAAAATTGAGGTATTGCTCTTTTGTTTCAAAAAAATTGGTTTTCATGGTATTTCTCCTTAAATTAAAATATAGTTGTTCAAAACATTGCATCTTGATAAATCTACACTACTTTTACGGAGGACCGTTATTCAAAATCTACATCATGATTTTTTCTCCTGTTTAATGTCATACACTTTGGGCCAAACGACATCGGTTATATCACTCGACGTCAAATCCTTTAAAATCTCACGCTCTTTATCTGAAAGAGCTAAAATAGCATCACCTGGCTTATATTTTATTGATTCAATCCAACGTGCAAATTCGTATTTATCTGCAAGGTTGGCCATCAACTGCCGTTGGCGATTACAGATTCTCTCACTCATAATCATACCAATTTGGATGAAGCTCTTTGAGAGCTGCTAAAACATATTTATCATCAAGTTCACAAAGATTGTCGCAATCAGCATCTTCAAAGATGGTAACCAATTTTTTACAAACAGTCAACTTTTTGCTTTCTGGAATATTTTTTTAACAACATCCCACACATCATCAAAAACATTTACGCCGCTGCTCCAACCCATATCAATGCACCTTTTTTTCAACTGCGGCCGAAATGGCCGTCGCAATAATACCAAAGTTTCCATTTATACAATGTTGAGCAAGTTTTGTTAAATCTTCTGCAGTCAATTTTTCAAAAACTTTAACCAACTCTACGTTTGGTTCATTCTTTGTAATATACGACATAATGTAAACTCCAACAAGTGATATATTATATATCTGTACGATCAAAGAGGTTATTTACCCCTTTGGTTTTTATTTCTTTCGTCCCATTCTTTTGCTTCGATTGCATAATCAATAACAGCTTCTATATCATTGAGTGTGTCAACATCATTTTCGGAAAACTGAAAAAACAAAGGTTTCAGCTCCAAGAGTCCATCACCTTCCCAAAAGTCAACATGGACAACTTTAAGATATTTTATTAGAAATGCGTATCGTTCTTCAATTGTCTTCATTCTAACATACAAAATAAACAAATTACAGCGCTCATAACGGTCGATAACCCAAGAGCAAGTTGTGTGTGGTGCAAATTGAGATCGCCCGCAACGCCTGTAGCAATACCGAGAGTGATTCCCACCATAGCCCAAAAATTCCAAGTTTTTGTCATTTCTTTGCTCCAATGTCCTTAAAATAAGATGATGTAAACATTCAGCTTCAATTTCCTGCAGTTCTCATACCCCAGCCCATAAATGAACTGTTGCGTTCTCAACATTTATCTCTCCGGAAACTCAAATCCCGATTGCCTACTATATCCAGGGTTTTTATGAACCAGTTACGGATACTGTTTACATCAATCTGGTGCGCTCGGGGAGGATCGAACTCCCACCAAATCGGGTTTAGAAGCCGTTGCTCTACCATTGAGCTACGAGCGCAAAAATCATTTCCACAGTTTATACTTTTTAACTTGTGGAGGAAAAACGTGTCTTGGCATAAGCACAAGAGCAACTTCTTTATTATCTAACGAACTTTCAGTAATTACAACACATCGTTCTATTTGTTTCGATTCTTCGAATTCTTCGCGGGTTACTTGTACTACCACTTTCTTAAAAGATTTTGTTACCCACTCAATAGTGTCTGGATCGTTTACAAACCGCAAATAAGCAGACAGGCTGGCGTGTGCAGTAACCAACGGCACGATTCCAGTTGGCACGTCATCGGGAATAAGAATATACATTTTCATGGTACTTTACCGTATTTTTCCGTTATGAAAATTTACTAAAAACTCTGCTTCTAATGCATATACAAAAAACTGTTGGTGGTTCACCAAATCAACCCCACCATTATTGCTTGTTCGTTGTATAGACTGCACCAAACACGGATAACTCACCGGAGGGTTACCAACTATATTATGGCACTCACCTCTGCTCTTTGTAACAACCAAATGTGTTTGGTAATGTTCCCAATCTTCAGTTCCCCGCAATAATTTCCATGGTGAATACATTGTTTAGTCTTTCTTTGATTATGAATAATTATATATCAAAAAGAAAAACCGGTCAACGACCGGTTTTATATTACTTATTAGACAGGAGTTATTCCTGGTCTGTACGATACTTTTTCTTTTTTGTACGAACGTAGTCCCGGTGATAAACCTTCTGTGCGAGTGTCTTTGCAACCTTAGGAGCGCCTTCCTTTTTCTTTTCTTCCTCTTCTTTTAAGAGGTTATCCATTTCTTGTAACAGCTTGAATTCCATTTGTATACTCCTTATGAACACTTAGCTGCATCAACCGATACAACTTTTCCCTTTGATGATCCATCAACGATGCGAGTGGTATAAAACTTCTTACCAGCATCATTTTTACCTATACGAGCGATCTTGCCTTCAACCTTCTCGCCATCGTGATCAAATTTCACAAAATCCCCAACACCAGGATTATCAGCAGCTTCATTAATTAAAAACTCCATGAAAGTGGATGCTTTCAGTGCCTTCAGTTTCTTTTGAACCTTAGCTTCTTGGACAAGAATAACAGCTTTTGCAACCTTATCTCTTGCTGACTCATTTGTGTTGTGATATGCCTTGTATCCATCCATAAATTCTGCACTAGCTTCTTTATCACCAGCATATGGATTGTTGGATAACGAAAATGGTCCTGATTTTGGACTATGAAATGTATCCCCTTTAGCCTTACTATCTGCCTCTAACCTAGCAGACGACATCCCCGCCTTCCAATAAGTGGAGCGAACTGGTTTATTCTTATTTGGGGTGGGTGCACCCTCCCCCATCATTTTTTTGAAAATTCCAGTCACATAAGCAAAATCTTCTTCGTGCCCTTCCTTAGCAGCAGATTTTTTAGCAGCACTCCAGTGTTTCTCAGCGGCGGCTACTGTCATTTTGTGCTTTTTAGCTAATTTTTCAACATATGCTTGTGGCATTCTATTTCTCCTAACAACAAGTTTAAAAGTATTTATGGTTAAACCACAATAACAATATCATTTTGCGCCGTTTTAAAGTTGGCTTTATTCATTATGGTCTTAACAACAAATTTAAACTTATTTCTTCCAATCGGTTCTATAACACATGGTATATTAATGACACCACCATCCATTGTGTGTTTAATAGTAATCTGTACTGGAGTTCCTTGAGCAGCTTGTGTAAACGCATCCACCACGGCAGGGTGTTTATTATCGAAGGCTTTTAAAAATAACTGGAGGGTTTCCATAACATGCGCTTCTTCTACAGAATCACCTCTACCAACTTCGGTGGCACGGTCAAAAGAGTGAGTGGGTAGCAATAGGGATAACCCCCTACGGGCAAAATTACTAGAGTGAACCATCTTCACGGTAGTAAATGATTGAGCAGCCATTTCAATTATATCGCGTATTTTCATTATGGATCCTATTACAAGACTGGCACTCTCATCTGATGTGCGACAGTTTTAGTTTTTTCATTTGTTCTGTCAAATATAACACGTTGGACCGCTGGTGGGAATCTATCCTTAATCAATTGGATGATCTGTTCCGCTGTTTCAACATCTTCTATATTTATACCACCACCAAACATTACTTCCAATGCTTCTTGAGGATCATCGATTACGATCGAATCACCAACAAAATCCAAATCTGGATGTGCCCTTTTGATATCATCTGGAGTCACGGATTTCATGGTGGATAGATAACCATCCCCACGAACCTTTTTTGGTCGCATTTGAAAGATTCTCTTGAGACCTAAGTTCATATCCATTGAACGACCCACGCGAACGATTAGGTCACCCGTCTTATCATCATAAACGAATTTATCAACACCTTTTTGATCCAAAACAGAAGCAACAGCCTGTAACAACATTCTGCGAATTGCCCCTTTGTAAATACTCTTATCTCCTGCTGATGCATATGCAAATTGTGCCCATTTAGTATTGGGCACATACATGAAGTCTACCTGTACTAAGCCGTTATTTGGATCTCCAGCAATCGGGACCGCATAAGAACCCACCTTTGTTCCTGGATTGTATGCGGTGTAGTCATCACCCAATACACCAACCATTTTTTCGTGTATATCTTGTGGGTTATGAGTAGTAATGTTGACTGCGATATCAATATCACCACTTGTTGCTGTTTTTCCAGTTGACCCCAATGGAAACATATCAGCAACAGAAATCCCTGAAATTTTACTCACATATTGTAGAGTGGAAGGAATGTCGCCCCTATTGATGCGAATAACGCCTGCATTTTTTAGTGCATACCCACCTTCTTTGATAAGCTTGATTTCACGAATCTTCATATAAAAAATTATTCATCCGCCAATGTTTCCAACTCGTCTCTCAATTCTCTTGCAAGCTCGATTGCGTTTTCAAATATATCAATATCCAAATCAAGGCCAGCGCCGTCGCTCATCTCGGCAATCATGTTATTAATGCGATCGACCAAATCAATGACAAAATCCGTTTTGCTTTCAAACATACTACTATCTCCTGTGGATGGGTTTCGTAGTATTTAGAAATATAATGCGTTTTTACAAAGATTTTACGACAATATGTGGTCGTTGAGTACTAATTTTAGCCGAACAAAATATCCTGTCCCGATTCGGTTTTTTCAAGAATGTTATTAGGAACTCCAGGGGTTTGAGGAATCTGGCCCATGGCAATAGCCATTTCAACGAGATTTCTCGAAGGATATGGTCCAAAAGTACCGTTAGCATTTTTTACATAAAATACCGTTTTCGTTGGGTTATCGTTAGTAAGCATAAACATCTCCAGTTGAAATTAGTCTTGGCTCGAGCCATTCTTTCAAGTGAGGCTCGTATTGTTCTACATAGTTATCAGGCATGTCAAGAAAATAATTATACAACCGAATGCCGACACAACGACGATTGTTTAAAATATCACCTATCGTTACAAATATAAAGCGTTGGCCGTTTGGCACAACATACAATTCTGTGGTCGACATCAGATTGTGTTTAATATGTTCTTCTACCAAAACATCGCTGAAAATACGCATTAGTTGTTTGGCCCATGTATCAGTATGAGTCACAATCATGGTTTCAGCATAAGCGTTACCAACTTGAGCAATGCCCAAAAGTTGTGTTAACATAGCAGTGGTTTTCCCCACTCCCCTTCCTACCAGTTTTCCTTCTATAACAGCGTGTAGTCTTTCAGTATCAAGTGTATCAATCATTATAAATCCTTTTTGTAATATTTACTGTAACTTTTTGGGGGGATTCCTATTGTTCACACACAAACACTGCTGTACCATATTGTTTCGACAACGTTTTCATAACAGGTTCAACTTCAGTTGACCATGACAGGCCACCCAAACCGCACCCAATTTTTGGCATATAAAATGGTAAACCTAATGCATCCGCCAGGTCAAGTGCATTGTGAACGGACTCCTCAACAGCTTCAAGTTTTGCAAATTTGGCACCGGTTCTTCCATAATACTCTTGGGTAAAACAATTTGCAATTATTAATTCTGAATTAATAGTAGCAAAATCAACAATACCCAACAAGTATCCCGCATTATTTTTTCGTTTATATATTTCACACAGCTCGTGATATTTTGTAAAAATAGACGGATGTTTATCACGAAGACATTTTGCTACGCCGGAACCCATTACACCTTGACAATTTACACCATGTGCCACAACTCCACGAGTAACAGTAGCAATGTCCTTTTTAATATATGTTAACATTCAAACGCTTCCATTTTCAAATTCTTTTTGGTTTTCGTATGGTGCTACATATTTGCGGTAGTATTCTTGTTTGCAGGATTCCAACATTCCCATTACTTCATTATATCCATGATAATTTTGTTTTGAGTCGGGATACACAGACAAAATTAGTTTAGTAATGGCATAATTCATCAATCCCGCACGTTCACTTACACCAAGTTCATACATCTCATTGATTCCACCTGCAAGCAATCCAATTTCATTATCAATGTTATCTCTATATTCTACTTTAATGTATGGCATAATTCTTCTCCTCAATAATGTGCGTTAATTACAAATACTTCTTCTTCAGGATGTTTATATGCACTAAATGCCGCTATATAATCAGACATATCTCTCATATATAACACCCCATCGATTATTTCTGTGTTGGCTTGCTCTTCTGTTGTTAATTCATTTTCATAACCAGCAGGTACGTGGTGTCTTTCCCACAACAAAACTTTTGGTGACCACCCATGTTTTTGAAAATAAACATCTTCAATTCGTTGATATAACACAGGCATATCATCGGGTAGGTTTTCCATGGCCTTTTTTAGCCCGCCCACAGTTAAACAAAATGAATCTATCACGTTTTATTTTCCTTTATTTCGTTGTCGCGTTCTGTTTCAAGATGTGAAACAAAAAAGTCGTATCTGTCCACATGATCTTCGTGTGTTTCTTTGACTAAATCAACACATCCCTTACAATACAAGGGAGAAACCTTTGACACATAATGTGTTTTATTTTTCTTGAATGGATTACCACACAATGAGCACAAATAGTGGTCACCTATGTGTCTATTACCAAACACATCACGCCGCAGTAATTGTGGTGGTAGCCTATCAAGATATTCGTACAACTCGTCAAAGGTGTCGAAAATTTTTGTGCTTAATCCAAAAAGCCACCCACTAATTTTTTCCGTTTTTGGTAATGAATTAACCACAAAAACAGGAATATCATGGTTGTAAGCATATTGACATTCACTAATAGTACCAGCACCTTTTCTTACACCTTCATCGAGTAATACCACTAACGCATCACTATCATTAAGAATTAATTGCAAATCAGTATAAATGAAATGCTTTCTAATGTGCATTTTACGCTGCAGTGGGTCAGTCGTATCAATTTCACGAAAGATGTTGCCATGTTTGGAAGAATAGGCAACATCCAGTGCTGTAATATCGAGTGGATAATAACCCATCTCCTTCAACTTATTGGAGCATTCGCTTCGCCACGTCCCACCAAGTTTTCCATCTGGTGCAAACTCCATTGACCCCGAAAGGTACAAATTACCACGTTTATATTTTGGGTGGTTAATCATAGTTTTGCAATATCTCCAGTAAGTAATTCAATTTCAGCTTTATGTTTAGCAATTTGCTCTTGCAGCGAATATCTAACACGTTCCTTAGCTAAAATAACCTCAGCTTGGTGTTTGAGTTCATCGATTGATAATAGTGGTGAGTCTATAAAAATGCGTTTGACGTTATCACTTACAATAATGAGAGGTCCTTCTCTCCACCGATTTTTTATTTCCTGACCCGTTGCAAGATTTACAATAAAGTTGGCGGAATATCCTATCCGTAACGGCAAAACCTGGAAGGGTTCTCGCTCATGTTTGTTGTCATACCCCACACGAAACACATCTCCCGTAAAATAGATTATACCAAGTTCCGTCATTTAAACTTCTCTCTCATTTCGGTCCGAACTCGCATTAAAATTAATCCGAGATTGTTTTGACCAACGCCGTCGCACACTCCCCACACCACATCACCCCAATTATTGCCCTCTTCGAGGTGGCAATCACCAGTAGCAATCAGTTTTTCGCGTAGATGAGGATTTTGGTTGAATTTTTGATACACGATTTCGTACATGGTAGCAATCTTAATATCCGCAAATCCCTCACGAAGAGTTAAAGTTTTGCCCAACCGTTTGGTGTCGCTTGGATTTTTAATCTTTGAAATAGCAATCCGCCCTTCACGGTCATCAATTTTTGCTGCTTGATATGCGTGCTCTGAAGAGGGCCATAGTATTCCATCCCACACAAACTCTGCTGGATAAAAATTTGATAAGTATCGATACTCGCCAAAAAATGTTAAAATAGGTTCATTATTCATAATATTCTTCAATAGATATTGTCACATGATGTTTCATCTTCAACAACATAAAAAGTTATTACCTTTACGTCATTATAACACCCACCCCGCTTTGCAATCGACTTCGCAAGGCTCAAAGCTACTCCGTGTTTTGAGTATAGATAAGCTGATTGAAATTTTTCTGTATGACCACCATTGGCCGATAACCACATGTGTTGTCCATCATATACTGTATATCTAACAGCCCAACGCTTAAATTTGTTTTCCATATATTATTTCCACCTCGGAAAGTTGCACTGCATCAAAAGTGGACGAGGAGGCTCATTTTGTTTCATCCTGATGATTGTGTCGGTTAATGTTTTATTTTCCTTAACAAAATGATCAACAGCAAGCATCATTGCTTCTTCCCACGTAAGAAACCCGTGCCTTGCTTGATACACACACATACTCAAGGCACTATTATCGTGGGACAAGTTAATTATCTGTTCTCTTGTGACCATAGCTTCTTATCTCCTTCACAAAAATATCCTTTGCTGCGATGCAACGCTTCCAGCTGTACAAATTCCCACGACATGTTTGAACGAGCACGAGCCTCAAACTCACGGCGAAAATGTTCTGTATGAAAAATATAGTCTCTGTTACAAAATGAAACTATCCAATTCATTCTACCTTCTAACCACTCTTGTTCAGTTAGGTGTGCAAACTCAGCACGAACATTATCTGTGTTCTGTTTGAATTCTTCCCACGCCGACCCCAATCCCATCAAATCAAGGTCTAATACCACTTTCGATTCGTCCAAAGACGAAATGTGTGTTTTCGTATCAAGAATGATTTGTCGAGCGACGTGCATATCGAGACGGTTGTTATGCTCCAACCATTCCATCATTTTGTTTGCACTATCCTCTTCGTTGGTTTTCGATTGGGGATTATATACAAAATCATGCCACCAAATAGCAGTTACTTGTGCATTTGATAAAGTAATACCTTCTTTTGTGGCATATTTAAACATGCTGGTAATGTGATCTAATGTGTGGTAATACCGATGGGATTCAGTATAAGCATTTGTTAATTGTACAATATCAAACATAAATCAACTCCATCCCAACTTTGTGGTCAACACTTCAAAGAAGTTCCAAGCGGGTGTGTGTAACAACCGCACTTTATTTGGTTGTGTGTTGATTGTAAAGGTAGCAGCCTCACCACTATTATGAGTATCAAACGAACCGAACAATTGCCCATCACCACGAATTGATACNGTTCCACCATCACGGATTCGTGCAGATACCTTAATAACGGCATCACCACCTACAATAATAGGACGAGAGGCCATCGTCATGGGTGCAACTGGTGTGATTTCTAATACATTTAATGAAGGATAAATAATCGCGCCGCCCGCGGATAAAGCGTAGGCGGTAGAACCGGTAGGAGTGGAAATAACAACACTATTGGCACGGTGAGAACCAGCGCTCATATTGTCAACCCAAACTTCATATTCGATAGCTGAATCGGAATTGCTGTTAGCAATGGAGATCTCGTTCATTGTCGAAAACTCATAGCCTTCCGGGGTGGTTGTGAACAACATAATTCTATCTTCACGTGGAAACAAAGACGTTTTCCCCACATCAAGGATGCTGCCAAGATAACTGTTTTTTTGCAAATCCTCAAAGGAAAAGTCAGTCAAAAATCCCACTCGTCCTGTATTAATGCCCATTACCGTTGCACCAGTTGATACCGCAATGTCACTAGCATACAACATTGTACCATCGCCACCAATGGCCACGATAAGGGTATCCTGCGTAATGTCGCATTGGTCGGAGATGATGATCACTTGGTTTGTCGGCGACAACAACTGATTAACACTTCTGAGCTGCTTGCGGATTTCCTTTTCCGCTTCATCGACACGTTCAACATCCTGCCCGTTTACTTTACGGACGATATATACAGATTGAAATGCGGGCTTATTCATAATTACCTCAATTCTTACATTCATTAATTATGGGGTTATTGTCCAACATTTGTTTATAAAACACAACAACCATAAATATATTAAACAAGTTGCGTCTCACTATCACAACGTTCATAAAAAGGATTATAATTATGTTACTCGACGGCATTACACTTACAAGCACTTCGGAAGTTCAAAACGTTCATGTTGAATCCGGCACGACTTTCCCTTTATCTCCAACTATCGGGCGTGCGTTTTATCTCACTGCCTCAGGTGGTGGTTATGATATTGGTTTTTACATTTATAATGGCACAGATTGGATCACTGGTGATGTAACAGGGGTTTCTGTTGGTACTGGTTTAACTGGCGGCGGCGTTTCCGGCAACATCACGTTAAACATCGACACCACCGTTATGGCAACAAAGGACTATGTAAACACTCTCGTTACAACTGGTGCTGTTTGGGTTGAGCCAATTGCAGCTAACGGTTTGGTTGGTGATAACCTTTCTACACCTCCTGGTTCTCCAGCAGTGCACGATTCGTATATTGTTTTAGCTACCGGAACCGGTGCATGGACAGGACTTGACGGACATTTGGTAGAGTGGAACGGTTCCGCTTGGGTGGATTTGGGACTTGTTACAATTGGTATGAGAATTGGTTTATCTATGGAGTCTGTTACTACTTGTACAGGTTCCTTTGTCGGACACGATAACGAAATTGTTACTATTACAGGTGTCGGCCCTCTTACGTATTCATACACAGCACTCACAGATGGTATGTCTGTTTTGGTGAACACTGCTGCATCCTATGATGCGTATCATGCTTACTTCTACCAGGGGGCTACTTCGTCTTGGGTTGAGTTCGTTGGTCCACCAGTCGTCCAAACAATTCCGTACGATATCAGTGGTTCTATTCTCGGTAAACCAGCTGGCGGTGCTGTTGTAACACGATTTGTTGCCGTTCGTGGTTTCAGTATTCCTGCAAACTGCACAGGTAGTGTTGGTAAAGCAGCAACAGCCGCAACCAATTCGACCACCTTATCCCTTCAAAAGAATGGTGTTCAGTTTGGTACAATGGTATTTGCTGCAAGCGGAACCGTCGCTACATTTACTGCATCCAGCACATCGTTCATCGCCGGTGACATCTTTACTGTTGTTGCGCCAGGTACCGCAGATACAACATTTGGTGATGCTGAATACACATTCGTGTGCACATTAGCTTAATCATCACACATTTTCAAAGAGCAGTAATATGTTATTAGATGGTGTAACTCTCGTAGCCGGTTCGGAAATACAGAACGTTCATGTAGAATCAGGCACTACATTCCCTGTTGGACCAGCTCAAGGTAGGATGTTCTATTTAACGACCGCGAGTGGTGGTAATTCTATCGGTCTTTATGTGTTTGATGGAACCTCGTGGATTACGGGGGACATTACAAGCTTGACAGCCGGAAGTGGTTTGACTGGAGGTGGTGTCGCGGGGGACATCAGCTTTGCTGTAGACACTTCTGTTATTGCAACCAACACGTCTGTTTCTACAGCCGTAGGTGTTGTTAGTGGTGATCTTGCTACTCACACTGCGGATGCAACAGTGCACTTGACATCTGCTCAAAACACTTTGCTAGATGGACTAAATGGTTCTTTGACGTCTGCCGAAGTTAATTATTTGGTGGGCGTAACGGGTGCTGTTCAAACACAAATCGATTCCAAAGTTGCAAAAGCTGGTGATACAATGACTGGTAATTTGGTCATGCAAGCCGAACAAACAATTACGGTACCAACACCAACTGGTGGTTTTACTGCTTCAAATGCTGTTAATAGAGCTTATGTTGATGCTCTTGCATCAGGATTAACGTGGTTAAACCCAATCCTTGATCCAGATTTGATGGATGATAGTTTGAGTGCACCTCCTGTATCTCCTGTTGTAAATGCCGTGTATTTAATTGGCGCCACTGCATCCGGTGCTTGGACGGGTCTTGAAGGACACGCTGTATATTGGTCGGGTACTGCATGGGTTGATATTTTGGGCCGGGTTGTTGCTGTTGGTGATCGTTTTGGTGTCACTATGGAGCATGGTTCGGGTACTGAGGGTGGTAATATGGCTACACACCATAACGACATTGCCCAAGTTACTAACGCAACCCCAGGTTCATATGCTTATACATTTACAACACCACTTTCTGGCCAAGCCACTTTTGTAAACAATGCATCTTCACAACACTTTGGACACTCATACGTATACGATTCAGCTTCAACAGCGTGGATAGAATTTGGTGGTCCTAATGCAACCCCAGCAGGTGTTGGTTTGGGTTATACAGGTAACGTGTTGAATGTTAATTTAGGTGCAGGTGTTGCTGAGTTACCAACTGATGAAGTTGGTTTAGATTTATATTCCGCCTCCGGGTTAATGTTAACATTGGATGGTACAACTCCATCATCTGCAACTGCCGCACAACTTGCTGTAAAAGTGGATGGTACAACGTTAACTCGTTCAGCAAATGGATTGAAGGTTGCAGATGTTGGATATAATGTTTTCACAGCAACTGCTTCACAAACCGTATTCACATTCTCCGGATTTACCAATGTGGTTGGTTCACATCGCTTGATGGTATTTGTGAGTGGTATCAAACAATTGGAAAGTGCTTACACAGAGACTACTACAGATATTACACTATCTACTGGTCTTACTGCCGGTACATCTGTAGAAATCTACTTTAGATAATAGGAGAGTTTAATTATGTCGTTAACAACAATTTCATTAGATGTGGTACCAGCAGCACTAAAGGCATATGATATTGCTGGCAGTACTATTGGAAAACCAGCAAATGCAGCAACCATTGCAAGGTTTGTTGCAGTCCGTCCTTTCACTTTACCAGCCAACTTAACGGGTAGCTATGCAAAAGCTGGTGTAGCATCAACAGCCGCCGCATTATTCACTATCAATAAGAACGGTTCTTCTGTTGGCAATTTTACATATGGTATTGGTTCTGCAATCGGTGCATTTACGTTTGCATCTGATGTTTCGTTTGCAGCAGGTGATGTGTTAACCGTTGTTGGTCCAGGAACTGCTGATAGTACATTGTCCGATCTTCAGTTCACGTTTGCTGGTGTATTGGTATAAAGAATTCACGCTTAGGACCGTGATATCAGTAGAGGGATACTACTGAGAAAATCCCCACGAAAGTGGGGATTTTTGTTTATTGAGGTTGTACCTTACGAATAACTTTACGTGTTTTGTGATACTTTTTAACCACATGACGTTTTTTCTGTTGTTTTTCGATTTTGGGTGGCGGTTTAAGACTGTTTATACGGTCCTCTTCCATTCGTTTCATATCTTCCAGTAAGTTGTTGTAGCCCACAGTTGTACATTGATTATAAAAATTTGTATATGTGTCGGCAGGATTTTTTGTTTTAAGGTAAAAAGCTTCCTGTTTAATACGTTGAAATGGAAATGTGACCGCTACAGGTTCACCTGTAAAAGAATCAATATCCGGCAAGGTTACACCCATGTCGCGTAGAGTTGCTACACTACGTGCATATGCACCTACCTTATCACATTGAGTATCGATGTGTTGTTGTGGGAACCCAGCACATCCTGTTAGTAACACTACGATTCCAATCGATAGTAATTTTAACATACAGTTCTCCTATTTAATTAATAATGTGTCGTTTGAGCAACACGATTTTAATTTTTCATACACATCAGGCATGACGTTGATGCATCCATTCGTTATGGTTCTATCTCCAACATTTCCTGACATCAACCGGTCCATTCGGTGCTGCGTTGGATTTAACAAATAAACACGATGGATTGCATACCATTCTGTGGATGTTTCTTTAAATTGTAACACATCACCACCATAACCTCGTTGTTCTGTAATAAGTTGATGAATTTGAAATTCACCTTTTGGTGTATGTGTACCAATTAATGCTGGATAGCACGAATTAGCAAAACAAATTGTTGCTGTGATTAGATTAACTATAACCATAATACGATAAAAAGGGGGCAACCCCCCTTTTTATTCTTTACCCTTCTTTACTGGAACCTCTTTATAAATCACAATTGGTACCGCCGGAACAGGCTTTTCCGTGACATGTGGTCGAATATACAAATATTCCCCCCGTCCAAGTTTTGGAGCCCAGTTGTAACTGTCACACTTCAACGTTGTTGACTCTTTCGCGCAATCAACATCGACAACACGAGGCCAAATTGTTGCAGCAGTAGGAAATCCAGGCATGTATTGTGGAGCATGGTACATACCATCCATCACTGGTGGGGCTTGTTCTACCCCAACTTCACCAGGAGTTCCCGAACCAAGCGGTGTGCGGACGATGCTAACATCTGTTGCTAATGCCACTTGAGAACATGCCAATGCAGCTAACAACGTCACTACCCTAATATCTTTTGTATTCATGTGCTTCTCCTTTTAGAAATAAGTCAAATCACTTATCGTCTTTGGTTGGGCACTTAAAACCAGTTTCTTCAAGAGCTTCTTTGTTGAGATCATCCATACACATACGGGCCATAGCCGCAGCCTTGAATCCCATATTCCACATTTCACGGGAGTTCTTCAACATTACACAGTTTTTGTCAGACCACGTAGAGCCGAGATTGATTCCGAATCCAGGAACTGAAATACCGCCACTAGACGAACCCATACAGGTATCATTGGAACTAGTTAATGCAGAGGCACTAACATCAGGTGTATTACGAATCGTTACTTTGCTGGGACTCGTAAAAGTGACATTTTGTGAGGCATTGTTGGAATTAGCGTTTGCGCCGGCGCCTACGGAACCGCCACTAACGTCACCAACTGTTGCATTGACGTCACCCACTTTGGCGGATGGAGAAAAGTTTCCGCCGCCATTACCAACAGAGGAATTTCCACTATCTTTAACGGACGAATTACCACCCGCGACGTTACCTACCGATCCACCTGCTCCACCAATACCAACTCCCACCCCAACTCCAAAGCCGGTTGCGGTCGAACTTGAACTCGATGATGAACTTGAACTCGACGATGAACCATTGGAACCGCCATTACAACTATTGCCTTGACAATAGTGAGTGTTGGTATGAGTGTTGGTTTTGGTATCACCATGTTTGCCGTTACCGAGGGGTTGGGTTGCGAAAGCCGAGCCGGAGACAAGCATAGCAGCTAATGCAACTGCAAGTAATGTTTTATTCATTTGTAAATCTCCTTTAATTGAAATTAATGGAAGACTCACGGTAATTCCCGCTGCCATTGAAGTTACTCTTTAGGCCGGTGAACTTTGTGCCCCAGTCTTTCGAACTGGTATACCCTTTACATGTATTCTTCTTGTTTTACTTACCCTTTCGCGGAATGCAAAAGGACAATATTAATATTGTATTTCCAATATCTTAAAAAGTCAACAGTCTATAATTGACCACATCTCACTGCTAATATAACTCAACAATTGCTGGAATCTGTTTTCTTTTTGTAGATTAAAAACAGGAATTTTGTAGTCGTCAGCAATTCGTATTGCTTGTCCAGTCCCACCCGTACCAACAGTTGTTTGTGATCCTTGTTCCACACCATCTTGTGTCCAACACACAACTAGTTTAACAGGGTCATTGAGATTGGGACCCAGTACTTGATACCCATTGCGTGCCATAAGTTTTCGTGCAAATGGTGGCAATATTTTCCAAGTGGGGTGATATTTTTCAGCTAAATCAAACGCTTCATCTGTAAGGTTATATAAAGAAGAGGTACTATTGTTAAATCCTCTTGATGGCAGATATATTTCTTTATTCCCACCAAATTGGTCATATGCAATCTCAAACGCCAGGTCGGCGCCGTCGGCGCCACCTGATCGCAACACCCAATTTCTTTTTGCTAACAAAGAAGAAATAGCAATAATCTGTTTAGTTGCGTGTGGAGGTGTAGAACGACTACCTATTCCAGCAAAACTTATAACACCGTTACTCATTTTACTACCCTTACGCCAATATCAAAATCACATTCTGTGCAATAAACGTGACCTTTCGTTCTCACGAGAGAATCATATCCATGAATAGGACAACAAAACAGGTCATGCCGCAGGTTTTCGTCCAATGGATATTGTGCTTCAGAGTATGGATACCCACAATCAGGACACTCCATGCGCATGCTTATTCTGTTACACATAATTAATCTTCGATATAAACGTGATCGATGTGGTGTAGAACAAACAACAACATAATACTCGATACCAACATCAACAGAGGATTGAACAGCCAACACACAAACGGAATAGAAAGATAATAGCTCCTCATACCAAGACTATAATAAGCGCCACCCCTATTAAGAACTCGTGACACATAATCACTGTCGATATACGGCGATTTACAGTTGACCAAATAACCTACGTGGTTGAACATTCGTACGGACAAAGTGAACATAAAGAAGGCGGTAAATAACGTGAACAACAACGGCCCAACCTTGAAAGCATGTAACGCTGAATGTTGAGACGAAACTGCAATTGCATCTGATACTGTGCCAAAGTGTGAAATGTTCAACACTCCAATTATCAACAAGATTGCTGTAGATGCTAAAAATGTCGCAGCCATTGTTGAATTTCGTAGTGTTTGCACTGCCAACACCTCAAAGTTATCGTGTGACATAATGGACCGAACCCACGCGGAACGGGCTTGAGTGGTAATAGTTTGGAAAGTTGAATATGATGGGTCTTTACGAGTTCGGACATAAACCACTATATGATATCCAGCTAACAAAACAATACTAATGGAAAATAAAATTAGGTTACGATAGTGTCCCCACACTACATCAATAACTGTTTTCTGATGCCGCTCAAACGTAATGACGGGTGGGGGCTGATTTTTACTTTTCATTAGAGTTTGAGCATATTCGCTGCCATTTTTAGCAGCAAGGCCAATCCATTTATCCGCCATCACAGCGTCGGGTTTGAGACCATATTCACCACTTTGATATGCCAAACCAAGCATTAACTGTCCTTTTCGATCGCCACTATCCGCAAGATTTTGCAAAACTGCCAGGTCAGATTTGTTAATATCAGCTTGATTTCTAGGTTCGAAAATATAAGCGGCTGTAATTACAGCAATCATTACAGCAATGAATGATAGAGTTTTAAGATGTTTCATTTTTTATCCTTTGTGTGTTTATTTTGGTTATTTTAAATCGTTCCAATTAACACGCACAAGCACGATGTGTAAATCCGGGCGAAATTGTGATGCCATTTTCATTAATGGTTCGTCGTTAATGAAATACAATGTTACTGGTGAGTGTGATGGGAATTTTGTAAGAACACACACAAAATCTACGGTATCCGCAATCACCACTCTCTTAGCGTCGTGTAACTCCAACATGGATGTATTTTCCATAGTGTCGAACACAACTTTTGGTCCATCTGTCCACTGTTTAAATGTGGATGGAGTGTAATCAATTGTTTTAATAATCGTAAGCAGTTCATCCATTATTTTTCACCTTTAGTCCAATATGAGTATGGAATGTAATCGATATTTTGGTAATTGTAGTGGCCTCTGATATATTGTCGGTTGTACTCATTTACAGTTTCTTGGTCTAACCGCGGATCATTAATGTGAGTGTTCAGTAGCTCCGCAATATGTATTCGTATTTGACGCAATTCGCGCATTTTGCGGGTATACTTGGGATTACCGTGTTCTTGTGTACCTCTATTCCGAGCATCCGCCAACTTTTTACGATAAATTTTATGCTCACGCAATTGTTCCTCTGTCATTCCCGATTTTTGCATCAAACGCCGCAATTCCTTAGCCTCTTCCTTATTCGGAATATGTTTACCTGTTACAGTTGCAGCATAAAACTTTTTTGCGGTAAGAAAACTGTCTTGTTCATCCATTTTAGTACTCCTTAACATGCAACAGCATATGCTGTCTGTGTTCTCTCACAAAATTCCCCAATATGTGTCAATTTTTTCAATAATATCACGAGCCTTATCAACATTAGAGTTGTGCATCAAATCGATTGTGACTCGTCGAGGATTGGTTCCTCCACCCACTCTATAACCATTCTCCGACAAAGCTTTGGTGGCCCGCATCGCCTGGAACTCATCTTTCACAAGGAAATCGTGCTCACCCCAGCCACTTTCGTGTACTTCTTCAAATATTATCATTAAGTTATCCTCACCACGCAACAGCATATGCCGTCCACGACCCATCAGCATTTTGTTCAGTTTCCCAACCCACTCGACGATTGCCACAATCACAACGCCTATCATCACCATCCCATCCTTGACAGTCATTGCCACCGTCCCAAACATCAGCACAGTTCCAACCAGAAAATTCAATGTATACTTCTTCTGCACATGCTTGCATACCAGCAGCAATTGCCTCTTCTTCAGTTAAACCATGATACATGTTAACATCCTTTATAAATAAACATCAGACACAGATTCACTTATAACTTCATCATCTAACAGCACCTTTACGGTTGTTTCGATACGCTGTGTATCAAAATAAAGGTCTGCAGACCCGCGCATCACGCTGTTAATCTCAATTTTCAGGTTGTTGCGAAGATATTCTATTACCTCGATAGCTTCAGAACTCAACATAACTAATTCCTCACATTTGATTTATGAAATCAATTATACCCACATTCACACTCATAGGCAACAAAAAACCACCCGAAGGTGGTTTTTTGATGGTTTAGTTAATTACATAGTGCTGTTTGCTCGCACTTCATCGAACGTATATTCCCTAACAATTTTTCCATTAACGAATACAGTTTCAAGTGCATCAACCACTCCAGGTGTTTCAATGTCAGAAAAATACCCACCATCTTCACTCTTATACAGAGTAACACGCCCCTTCTTCGACCGCTTGCCAACATCGGTAACAGGATCCTTATACACATCAACCCAGTTTCCATCAATGCACGCTGCAGACGTTTTCATCGCAAATTTCAAAGTGTCGCGGTTTACCTGTTGAAGCAGTGCTCCACCCATACCAAAAGCAACGTTGTCAGCACTATATCCAGCAAACTTCAATGTACGAAGAATCGATTTAATGCTACCCTCATTGATTCCATCGCCCTGAATAACACGTACTACCGGATTAAGAACTTTATATCCCTTCTCATTCACTGTTGATCCAAATGCAGCATCAAGTGCTCGGACAACCTCACACACGACCGAAGCAGGATCACCACTATCGGGGCGAATAACAACAGTAGCACCACTATCAAGCACTTCTTGTTTCAGTTCTTTACCCCACAGATTTGTGACGGCATTGAGAATGTCGTACGAATCACTAACAGCCGCAAACATCTTGCCTTTGCCACCAAACTGTTTAATCATGTTGCGGTAAGCATCAACCTCGTTTTTACGACCCCACGACGTGTAGGAGCTGTGTTCACCAGCCGGAATCGAGTAACCAGGCATACCAATTGCATTGTAATATTTCTGTGCAAAACGAATACCCGATACAGTGTCCGACCCCATAAAGTTGACCAAGTGGGCAGCGCCGCCAATACCAGCACTTTCAAAGGAACTAACGCCACGGGCGCCAAAATCATGCAGTTTGAACGACAGACCTGCAGGATCACCAGTCTCTTCTAATGCTGCACGAATCACTTGCTTGATGCTCCAACTATTGGTAGCAACAGTCGTACCATACCATACAGCACGAAGAATTGCAGGCTCGATATACGACGTCAGCCAGAAACATTTGTCGTCAGTGTTTTCAACGGTAACAAGTACGTTTTTTGTACCGAGGACCATACCTTCAGGAACGGCACGGACAACAAGAGGTAGATAACCAGCGTATTTGTCCACAATATACTGCCATCCGGCTCGGTTAAACGGTTCACCGTGAGCAGCGAAGAATTCATCAGCTTCTTCAATCATCTCTTGAGTGACGGGCTTTGTCAGATATTCCTTTAAGAAAATTTGAAGACCGAACATAACGGTTTTGTCATATTCGCCGCCTCGAGACTCAATGTAAGAGAACACTTTGGTGGTATTGGGTGGATATTGAAGAAAGTGTGATGCTTTGTATGAATCAGTATTAAGAATAATGTTTGTTTCCATGATAAAACTCCTTTATCAAAAATTATACAAACCGTCTATCAGTTTGTTTGGTACTACAAAAATTAACGAGAACGGTCCACCGGACTCGCTTGTTTAATTGTTGCTGTGATTCCACTGAACGTCGGATCGCCAGGGCCACGATCATACATATCGTACGAACGCATTGTTGCGTTAAATTTGATGTCAATATCAGACAGGCTTACGTCGATATTATATTTGTCGCGAAGTAAATTGAAGACAGCTTCTTGGACGAGCTTGTGTGCATCAGCCTCCGAGAAATCAAACGTCATCTTGGTATTAATATTCATGTTAAGCTCCTTAACAAGTTATGAAGGTGAAGGGTCTGTCCCTTCACATGTTATTTAATATTATAACTAATAAAATATATAAGTCAACACTTATTTTAAGCGTAAGTATCAATTCGACCTTTTGGTACTGGTTTCTTTTTCACATCAGGATCATTTTCCGTCTTAACAATTCGTTTAACTGGCTGAACCTTTGTTGTTGACGATTTGTCTAACAACTTTGTGATGGGTGAAACAAATATTTCTCTTAACAACATATAATTCCTTTGTGATTGTGTATCTTTATATTTACACAAATAGATCAAAGTTCACTTAACTGACGGTCAATATCAGCGATTTGTTCGAGCAAATCTCGTTTTTGCTTTTCAAGTTTGGTACGTTCCCAAACTTCATCAGGCTTCGAAATTTTAATCAGTTCAAAATCTCCGCCTGCCCCCCATTGCCAAAAACGTTCCATTTCTACGGCCATATCGATAATGTCGCCTAGACGACCTTCAAAATAGCCAAGTGATGGTTGATAGTGCGGTCCGTGAAGATCACAATTGGGATCTTCCCCCTTAACATGCCACAATCCATAGTCATCAAGATCATATTTTTGCAGCAACTGCCGATAATTCCACGAAACAATATATTTGTCTTTTGCTTTTGAGTCCATAAGGAAATCCTCCTAATGATTTGAATGATTAACGTCTATCGTTAATCATAATAATACACTAATACTTATTTATGTCAACTATTTTTGAAACTTCCTATTAACATTTGTGTTTTAACAACACCTGGGGACACTTCCCTCGTGTAGTGGAATCCGTCTGGATCCAATTCCAATATTTTTTGGCCGAGGATTCGTTCTGCTTGAGTGTTAGGTATTGGTTTGCCACCTAAATTCAACATTACCTTTTCCAAATTGCCGCTAAACTCACCCCACGATTTGTTTCCTGTGATATCATCCGAAAGAATGGCCTTCAACGCATTTTTTCCATCTCTCGTATCGTTATGAAAAACTAATCGAACTTTATGCCCACTACTATTACGATAGATTACTCCAGCAACGATTTTACCATCAATAAACGACGCCTTCCATACTCCAGGTGTATTGATTAAATTGTCTAAATTTGCACCACTTAATCCCATTCCCGAACCATATTTGTCGTATGTATTTTGCAATAACTGCCATACATAACTGGCATAACGCTTTCGTTGGGTAGGTGTTACAAGATTTACAAAGTTCTCACACAGAATTTCGTATATTTTCATGTGGCATTTACCTAATATTGATTTAATATCAATATTTATGACATCATGTCTGTCAAATCTCGTCCGTTTAAATAAGTAATCAAAAAATCGTGAAGATTGTATGTGACACCATCATACCCAAGGATAATATCAGGTGGTATGACTGATTCAACGACCACCATACCAGTGTTTAACATCCAAAATGCAGGGTCTCTAGGTGCAAGTTTGATTATATCTCCCGCATTAATAATAACTTCATACATTTTTATAAACTAAATCATTCATGATGTGATGTACAGTGTCCACATTTTTTCCGTATACATTATCAACTTCGAAGAAAGGTACGCCTGTATCAATCAATAATGCTCTCAAATCCTTATCAATTTGAATAGCCTCATTCTCATCTTGATTTCTACCAACCGTTTCATACGGAACCCCCCGTCGAATAAGAACGTTGATGTTGTTGTATGAATTGTATGTGTCCATTACATAATCAAAAAATGATGGGGGGAAATCCTCTGGCATATACATAAACCCCAACAACAACGAAGTGTCAGCAACAATATAATCTACTTGACCCACCAAACGTCTAAACCTGTTATTTTGTTTACTGAAAATATAATCTTGTTCCGTCAACATATGATGACGACCTTCAAAGGTATAATCTTTTGCAACTTCGGGTACATACTCAACCTTCCCTTTTTGGGCTAGCGACATATAGTAAGCGAGACCAAGTGCAGTAGTGGATTTACCAACGCCGGGTCCACCCAACATATTGATTATAGTAACGTCTTTGTTATTCGAATATGGTAACATTTCATCTTCCTTTATAAGTTGTGCATTTGCTTGTCGTAATAATATCGCGCAAAATCACAAATCTCCGCTGCTTGTTGTTTTGTACATATGATAACACGTGTACACGGATCGGTAATTAGTTGTTGATCCATCAACCATTTAATCATTCCGGAATTAGGATCCGCACATATACCAATATGCACAGAGTCCAAATCGTTTAGTTCGGTGGGGATGTTGTTCATGGCATCATTGGCGAAGGTACTTCACCTCTCGTAACGCACGGCAAGTTGGAAACATCGGGATTTACACTTGTAAACACTTCTTCCCCGTCTTTGGCTGCAAACAATGCGGTATTGTTATCAAGACTGTATATGGTCCAGCCACCTGAAACCATTTGCCAACCAGTCAGTTTATCTTCGGGTCCAACATCAGGAAATTTAACCAACAAAACATATTTGTCTCCAGATGATGGATTGTGAATACCCCAGCATGCTTTTTCAGAGCGTGCGTAATAATCTAGTGCTGCTTTTGCATACACCAATCCCGTACTAAAAGAATCATCCTTTGATGCGCCCTGTGACGACGTATCTTCCTTTTTGCGCAACCCAACAACATTAACGTCATTAGTGCAGAAACTATCATATGTTTTTTCACAACAAACTCCTCAATTAGTGATTAATAACATAACAGCGCGACAACAAAGCCATGATAACTTTGTTGTTATAATCTCCACAACGACCATTAACTAATTCGGTTGGGGTAACCCATTGAACGTTAATATCTCGTTCCATTTGAGAGGCTGCTTCCGATTCGACGGTATGAACGTATCTAAATGTTGTTACGTGATAGCCTCCATCATCAACACCTTCATACAACTGAATCAATTGTCCACGTTGTGTAACCAATCCAGTTTCTTCCTGTAATTCTCGTATTGCTGCATCAATAGGTTTTTCGTTGTCTTCAAGTTTTCCACCGGGAAGACCAAAAACATTGTATTCACCCCTAACAGATGCGGCAAGAATCTTACCTTCTCTGTTAAAGACTACTACACATGCAGCATTACGAGTTTCACCATTCATTAAATTTGCCCAAGAAAATATTGAATTATGTGATAATGATCCTCAAAACATTTCGATTCGTCAAGCTCATTTAATGGAATCCACTTTGCTTTTTCAGCATCATCATTACCTTTAACTTTTGGAAGGTCACCGGCCGGTAGCTCAATGAGGTACGCATGTGTGATTGTGCGCCCACGAAGAGACCTGTTGGGTGTATCAAACACATGAGATGTTTTGACACTACCACGGAGAACTGCCTCCGGTACTTTAATTTTAGTTTCCTCGCGAAGTTCACGAATTGCCGCGTCAAGCAGCCGTTCGTTTTGATTAACAAATCCACCCGGCAATGCACCAAGTCCACGACCTGGGGCGGCTCGACGTTTAATCATCAGTACATGTCCGGACTGAACAACAACAGCATCAACAGTAACAAAAGTTGGAGCATACGGTGCCCTATCCCATGAGTTTTTGTAGGCTTGAATATAAAAATATTCTTCCACGAGTACATAAAATCCTGGCGTTTTCATCCAATCAACGATATAGCTCTCGACAGCTTTTGAAACGGTTGGGTACACATGTTGTTTAACAGCAAACATTTCTTCGCGAATTTGTGTGGCATTTATACCTTGAAAATTAGGTACTTCAACAACACTCCATTGTGGAAACAGCTTTAGATAAAAGCTACTTTCGTCTTTACTGTGACCAATAATACCTATTTTGTGAGGGTTGGGTACGGCTATATAATCATCTTCTGCAATAACACTATCAATAGTGTTTTGAATATCACGAACCCACTTTTGGTCATTGTATGGTTTATCTTTAGCCGCGACAACAACATAATTGGTATGTGAGGACCCCATCGCAGCAAGAATCATTTGCTTGCGCTCGACAAAATTCCATGGGTTTTTAATGGTTCGTGGTTGGTTAGTAGAACCAACCACGACAATGACTTTTTCGGCCATTTCACACGCCTGTTTGAGCACTGCTTCGTGACCATTGTGAAACGGTGAAAAACGACCGATATAAATTAGATAATTAAACTTTTTCATAATAGAGCTCCTCTATCAAAATTGTAATACGAAGTCTATCTTCGTATTTTATTACTACAAATATTACATCATAATTATATTACACTAAACCATTAATGTCAACTTCAGTGTTCAAGCCACTGCCAGTCTGTTGTGTTATGAAAATTACCATCAAAACAATGTTTAACTTCGTGACCAAGCGTCATCATACTTTCGGGTGTGTCGTCAGAATATACATAACACACATTATCTTTCCACCCATAACACCCCAAGGCTCCTGGAATGGGAAAGATAAAACCAATAACTCTTGAACACACAACTGGAATATCATCCTCTTTAACACGAATCCACCGTATTATGACGGGTGCATTTTTATCCATTTGTTCTGGTGTTTGTTTACTACCTCTTATAATAAGGTACTTGGAATCAAAAGAGTCGCAGTCACCTTTACCTGCAAAGATGACTGCGACTATGATGAATACTGTTAGTAATGTTACTTTTACATAATCCATGTTGTTCTCCCCACCCCAAATACGTATTTAGGGTAAGGGAGAATGATTATGGATTATCGTAGTTTTACAGGACTCGACTCTTTACCAGTTTTGAATGCGTTGTCGGCATAATCGTTGGTAATAGCCTTGTACTTTTCGAGGTCGATACGGGGATATCCAGCAAAACGCATCCACATACCCTTCCACACATAACCAAGATTGGTGCTATATGCACGTTTGGCATCAATCAAGCGAGTTTGAGACATTTTAAATTCATCACGACCAGCTTCAACAATTTGTTGAATTTTGCGATAAAGTTGCGCATCAACAGTAGGGTTCTGTTCTTTCAGCCACTGAAACGTTGCCTTGCTGCCATCAGCACCATAACGACCACTCAATGCTGCTGTGACCACTTCCTTCAAGTCATCTTTCATCATAGTGGGGACTTGGGCTGCTTCTTGCACCTTTTGGGTGTATTGAGCAAGGATGTTCTGGTTGTTTTCCCAAATTGCCTTGATCTCATTTTCTGCGGTGTTACCGTAATTGGCACTGCTAATATATGACGCAACTGCTATAAATATAATTGAGACGATTACACCAACAATCGACATAGTTGTTACGGTTTTTGAATTCATTATAAATCTCCAAGAGGTTGAAATTAACTACACAATAACTATACAATAACAAAAACAAAGAGTCAACAATCGTGCCAAGAAAAAATACAATAAACGATATTCAAAGTAAGTTAGACACTAAATGGGGTAAGAACAATTATGTGTGTCGCACATACACAAATCTCGATGTTGAGGCATTGTTTTATTGTACGTTACACAATGAAGAATTTTTATGTATCCCAAAAAATGCTTTTTGGGGTAAAAACATTTCTCCTGGTTGTAACAAATGTAATCTAAAGAACAAACGACAATCACACGCATTTACAACACAGGAGTTTATCTTTCAGGCCAATAAGGTACATTCAAACAAGTACAATTATTCCGACGTTGTTTATATAAATGCGCACACAAAAGTAAAGATTGGTTGTGAGAAACATGGTCCCTTTTTCCAATTACCAAATAACCACACGTCACACAAGCAAGGATGTCCGGTTTGTAAGTGTTCTAAAGGAGAGACAATCATTGAAAGTTGGTTGTCGTTGAATAATATTCCATATATCCGTCAAAAAACTTTTAATGGATGTGTCAATAAACGACAATTAAAATTTGATTTCTATATACCATCTCACAATCTCTGTATTGAGTTTGATGGTGAGCAACATAGTTTAGTTGGCAAATTCACCAAACACAAAGACAAAGCCCAACAACTATTTGATTATATACAAAGTAATGATCGCACCAAAAATGATTACTGTAATCAAAATAATATTGGAATGTTACGAATTCCATATACAGAAATTCGTAACATATTCAAAATTCTTGACGATCACTTCAATATCTTCCGTAACGACCTCTGAAACGACTACGTTGTGAAATGATGCTGTTACTCGTTAAATCAACATCATAAAACTTAAAGAATACCGATAAACCAATACTACCAAAAATAGCAATTGCAATAGCAATGTAGAGTACCCAATCAGGTGGCATAATCTCTTCATCAAGATACTTGAAATCCCGCATATGTTTCCGCGCAAAAGATTTGGCTACATTACTACCAATAACACTCAATACTTGTTGTTCATTAACTGTTTTCAAGTCCAATAACGCATCACGAAGTTGTACTTTAAACAGCTGATTGTCTGTCCAACTAACAACACGAGCCCACTCGATGTTGGGATAATTCGGGGTACCAAGAATTACAACAACATCATTCTTTTTAGCACCTTGCCATTTACCTTGTAAAGCATACTCGTAGGTTGGGTCATTAACGTTAGTGATTACCACAATAACATTCACTTGTTTTGCCGGACCAAGTTCACGTAACATCAACGCAAGATCATAATTCCAACGCTTGAGGTCAGGAACATTTACACCAACAGGTAATACACGGTCGAGGTATTGGTAATCATACACTCCAGTTGGATAAGGAGGAACAGATGATCCCCACTTACTCAACGCCTGTTGGTTGTGATTAAACAGACTTTCAGGAACAGCCTTCACATAGTTAGTAAAGGAGTGTTCGAGAGCTACTGGCTGGCCAGGCTTAACCGCAGTCCAACGAGGAGGTTCATCAGAACCACGGCGGTCAATACGATTAATGGTAAAATCACCAGCTGTGCTATGTACGTCCCAATCCCAATCATTGGTGTGTTCGTAACAAATATCACAACTCGTTCCGTTTTTTGTTGAGCGACAGTGACAGGAATAGGAATGTGAGCAAGGAACGCTGTTTTGTTCTTTACTTGTAACTTGACCATTCCATATTTCCGTATCAGCTGTTTGCGAATTCTTTCCAAGAAACCAAATTGCTGACACAATAATAACAATAAGAAACACGTTGAGGAACATTTCCTGCCACGTGACATCAGAGTTCCACAAACGTTTAGCAATCCACGGCCAGATAAGAGGGAAAGCAAGAAGAATTAAAAAGTTTTCCATAAGGGGACCTTTAAGTTTAATGAATTCACATTCTACATTATTCTTAATAAAGGTCAACAAATTTGTGTGTTGACATATTTGCAGTTTTGGTGTAATTATATCAAATATTGTCAATCTCGAAACATTTAAAATGTTCCCATAAATACATACAAAAATTGAGAGGAACATGTAAAATGACGAAACCAATTATTGTGGGTGAACGAAGAAACAATCTTGAATTTGTTCACAAATTCAAAGATGGTTCTTACACAAAATATAAATGTTTGTGTTTGGATTGTGGTAGAGATACAATAATACATGCTAATAATTTTGGTAAAAACAAAAATTGTGGTTGTACGAAAAAAAACCGTAGCAGAAAGGTGGGTGATGTTAAGAACGGACTTACTATTATAGAAAAGTTGTATAAAGGGAACGTTGTTACCAAACTAAAGTGTTATTGTTCACATTGTGGTAACAACGCGGCAATTATTCCATATACTATGTTTGGAAGACAACAGAGTTGTGGTTGTTTTGATGTAAGAACACATAAAAATCATCCAAACTTTAAAGGATATGAAGGTATCTATAGTGAAATGTGGAAACAGTTACATTCCAATGCAACGAAACGAAATTTGGAATTTACCATAACGATCGAATATGCGTGGCAGTTGTTTATAATGCAAAACAAAAAATGTGCATTGAGTGGGATAGAAATACAAATGTGGCCTGGTTCACATTATTTAGAACGTAGTAAGGGTACCGCCAGCCTGGATAGAATAGATAATAAATTAGGATATGTTGTTGGCAATGTTCAGTGGGTACACAAAGATGTAAATAGGATGAAATCGGACTTCTTGCAAAGTGAGTTCATAACATGGTGTATAAGGATAGCAAAAAATGAGAATAATTGAAGATGTAAAATTAGATTTTTCAGATGTGTTGTTGTTACCAAAAAGATCCTCTTTAACTTCTCGTAATGAAGTTAATCTGGAACGTGTTTTTAAATTTAAACATTCCAATAATATTTTATCCGCGATCGGGATTATCGCCGCCAATATGGACGGCACCGGTACGTTTAGTATGGCAAAAAAATTGGCCGAACAAAAAATGCTAACATCATTACATAAACACCACGATGTTGATGAATTGGTGCAGTTTTTTACAGCAAATGAAGCCATACTTCCTTATATATTTTATTCAATTGGTGCAAATGAGAGAGATGTGAATAAAATGAAACTCACGTATTCAAAATTGGGGTCTACTCCCACGAACATTACCATTGATGTGGCAAACGGATATGCTGAATCCTTTATACGTTTCGTGAGCGAAATACGTGATTTGTATCCTGATGCAGTAATTATGGCGGGCAATTGTGTTACGCCGGAGCTGGCCGAACAATTAATACTGTCGGGGGCTGATATAGTAAAGACCGGTATAGGGAGTGGGGGGCAGTGCACAACACGAATTGTTGCAGGTGTAGGTTATCCACAATTATCTGCTGTTATCGAAACTTCTGATGCGGTTCATGGGCTTGGTGGACATTTGTGTAGTGACGGTGGATGCGTTGTTCCTGGTGATGTGGCAAAGGCATTTGGTGCTGGCGCGGATTTTGTAATGTTGGGGAGTATGTTAAGTGGTCATGATGAGTCCGAGGGTGATATTGAAGGTGTAACAATACGCTATGTTGGTACCTCTGTAAACAAGGCGGTTAATTCCCAGCAAGCAAACTATACTTATTTGGTAAAAAACAGCACATCTGGAATACTAGTGCCGGTTTCTGAGGCAGATATAGATAATCTCTCACGCTGTACCAAAACATCAGATTCACTATATCAGAAGTATAAACAGTTGTTCGAAATAACCATTCCTGCTGACCCAAAGATGGTTTTTTATGGAATGAGCTCCAAAACAGCACAAGATAAACATAATGGGGGTGTTGCTGATTACCGCGCAAGTGAGGGGCGAACAACATTAGTGCCTTATAAAGGCCCTGTACAAAACACAATGCAGCAGATTTTGGGTGGTATTAGAAGTGCTTGTACATATTGTGGGGCTAGAACGCTAAAGGAACTACCCAAACGAGCAACCTTTGTGAAAATTAACAGAACCCACAACACAGCATTTGAAAATAATACCATATCGTATTAGGGTGATAGCAAATGAGTTTGACTCTTAAAGAAATAGTACAAAAACTGCAAGGTGCGTGTCGCACAGAGGACGAAATGATAGCATATGAGATTGGTTTTGCTCATGGTTATGATATGAGTCCAAAAGAAACAGAACTAACACCTCATCATATACAAGAAGCGTATAATGAAGGATATGAACGAGGATACAGCAAAGGTGGTCCTCATATTTAAAGGAGTGAAATGTGGCGACAATAGAAAGAGTGTTGATAATTGATTTCTTGGATTTGCCAAGAGAACAACAGGAAGAAATTCAAGGCTTTGAAGCATTTGGTAATGATAGGGTTTTGAATTATACATCAGAGATGGCACCTACAGGAAATGAATTATGGTCCGATATTCTATCCCATCAGGCGATTGAGTCGTATTGGGAAGATCAATCAGCAACTAATAACTATAAAGGCACTCTACCCGAGTTCATTGTAGATTACGGGTTAACATTTGATGTTTGGTTGTTGGCTCAAGATTTTGATCTTGCTGTAACAAAAATACTTGTACAAATTTGTTGGTAATAAAAAGGGGCCATTGGCCCCTTTTTAACTTCTATACTTGATTCCTTCTTTCTTCTTAATCAATCCATATGCAGCTTTAACAACACCCTTATGTAAGGGACGGCCGGTTGCAACATATTCATCAATGGTCATCCATTTAGTAGCACCAGTTTCAAAATGTGGATCTCCAAAATCATCAGGGTTTGCGATTTTACACACATAGAAGAAATTCTTTTTAAGAAACTCTCCCAAATACCACAACTTCATGATGTTGCTCTCACGAAGCCCCAATTCTTCACTACCTTCACGCAATGCTGCTTCCTTTGCATTTTCACCTGGATCAATTCTTCCTTTACAGCACTGGAAATCGGCGCCGCCGAAGCGTGGGTCCGACGGCAGCATAAAGTACATTTGGACTTCACCATCCTTGATGTAGTACGGAATTATGCCTGCTCTTGATATGCCATCTGATAAGAATCTAGATTGTTCATTTATGATATCATCTACTTTCATGTTATTCTCTTATAATCGTTTAAGATATTTATACAAGTGTATCTTACACTTTAACCGAAGTTATATCAACATGATTGTTTAGCATCGTAAAGGATACGTTATAAAGCCAATTCAGCCTTTCTTAAAGGGCGTCTAATTGTGTAGGTTACGCCTCTGTTGTATTTTTCATTCCATTCACCAAATGCTTTGACGGCTGGTTTTTTCAAATCACTCGTAGCAAAGATTTTTTGTTTATCACCTGTTGTTGTATGAGTTACAGCACCCATGGCTTTAACAGCACGAGACCATTCACTAAAGTCATCGTATTCTTTTGCAACACCCTCAAATAGTTCGTCAAGTTTCATACTTATGCTCCATCCAATTCGTTAGCAATGTCTAATTNATATGCACGATTCTTCCAACCACGCGCAAACACTGCAAGTTTAGGATTGTTTGCAATCAATCTTTGATAAAAACCATATTGTTCATCACAAATGTTGTTTAACAACAACTGCTCTGTATCATCAGTACAAGCATTAAGTGTGTGAATGGAAGCAGGACCCAACACTCCATCAACCGTTAAACGTAGGCTAAAAGCCTTATTTAGTGCAGTTTGTGTGATAATATGTGCACGCTTAGCACCCATGTTAACGGACATATCAAATATTTTAGTGGCCACAGTTTGGTCGTCAATGTTTCCATAATGAAATTTATCCCACCAAAAGGTTTGGTACACCTTTTTGGCATCATCAATGGTCATGTTTTTGATATCATCAGCATCAACATCCCCATCCCCATCAAAATCACCAACTTCGGGATGATCTACAAGAAATCTCAAACTCACCCCGTAGTTGGTAGCACCTCCTGGATCATTAGGATTATTAACCCAACCACCCTCNTGTTTTAAAATAAATGGTATTGCTTTATCAAACGTAGCCATAATAATATCTCCTATAATATGAACTATTTATATGACACCAATGATTAAAAAAGCCATCTCGAAAGATGGCTTTTCTTTTCTGGGCTAATATTACTTAGCTTTAACTTGAGAGAACTTTTTGCCCACTACCTTTGCAGATTTAACAGCACCTCTCATTTTTGCAACATAAGCTTTTGCAGAAATTGCATCTTTAAACACCTCGATGTTCTTAACAGGTACCTTTTCTGTGAAACATTCGGTAATAACCAAATACACATCAGCATCCTGTTCACCTTCAACAACGATTTCGTGGGAAGGAACACCAGCGATTTGACGATACTGCTCAAGAGACTCTTCAACTTCCTTGGAAGCTTTCTTAACAGCCTTCTTCTCTTCTTTTTTGTCTTCTTTGTCAATTTTTGCCTCTTCGCTCTTGCTTAATTTAGTTCCCATTTTAGCAAGTTCTTTTTCGGCAGGTGAAAGATCATCTTCATCTTCATAAGCCTCAACAATAGTGTCGATTTCTTCATCCGAATATTCAACACCTTCGTGTGCCATCTTTTTCCACATAACGGAAGCAGCTACCTTTTCACCAGCTTCTTTAGAACCATATCGTTTTGTTGCTTTGGCAGCAATTTTTGCAAAATTTTTACCTTTACCACCAATGTCTTCACCTTTTTTTGCAGCTTTGACGACAGTGGATTTTTCACCTTTGGACATCCCAGCTGATGGTGCAGCTTCTTCAACCGTAATGCCTGCAATTCTTCTAATTTCGTTCAAGTCCATGTTATATCTCCTTTGATAATGATGACCAATAAATGTATTTATCGTGTAGGCGACAACGAGTTGCGATTTCGTATAAATAATTTATGAATCATTCACCAAAGGACTATAAACATGCCACCACTTATTGTATTGCAACCATATATCCAAGCACAACAAACGTACCTATCACAACACAGCTTGCGCTTTAACAGTAATGATCTTTCTTATATGTCAAGAGCATTTGCTCCAAGCGGAACAACTGCTACGTTTTCTTTTTGGATTAAACGCTCTGCACTTGGTACCACACAATCACCATTTGGTTGGTCAAATGGCTCAACTGTGTCTTTTAATATCCTGTTTAACACAAGTGACCAATTAGACCTTGCTAGTTATTCATCTGCGTACAACGCAAGAAAATTAACCAATCGAGTTTTTCGTGACGTTTCCAGTTGGTATCACATCGTTTGTGTAGTTGATACAACTAATGCAACGGCAGCAGACCGAATGAGGGTATATGTAAATGGTGTAAGAGAAACCTCCTTTTCTGCCTCCGTTGACCCATCACAAAATCTATCAACAGCTTTATCGTCAAACGTAACTTGGGGTATTGGTGGAACAACTGGTGTAAACATCAATTATATAAATGGATACTTGTCAGAGTTTAACTTCATCGACGGTCAAGCTTTGACGCCATCAAATTTTGGCGTAACCGATTTTGCAACTGGACAGTGGAAGCCCATAACATACACAGGTACTTACGGCACCAGTGGTTTCTATCTACCATTTAATGATGGTACGTCAACAACCACACTTGGTTACGACAGAAGTGGTAATGCTAATAATTGGACATTGACAAACTTCAGTATTGTCCCTGGCGTCAATAACGACTGGTATCAAGACACACCAACAAATAATTTTTGTACACTGAATCCTCTGCAACAGGGAACATACGCCCCAACTATCAGCAATGGTGGTCTAAACGCTTCGGGTACATACGGCCAAGCTAATGCGACAATGGCTGTTAGTACAGGCAAGTGGTATTTTGAATATGTAGCGACAAGTATTGGAGCTCAACTCGCGGGTGTTGGTATTGAGGCAGGACCTGTAACTAGCCCAAATATTCAAAGCTCTGTTGCTTATAGCTACACGAATAACGGTAATAAGTTTGTTCGTGCTTCAAACACCACATATGGTGCAACTTGGACAACCAACGACATCATTGGAGTTGCTTTTGATTTGGATAACCATACAATTGAGTTCTTTAAGAATGGTGTATCACAAGGCGTTGCTGCTTCCGACATTACCACCGGATTGTATTATTCACCAACAACTGGTGCTGGGGGCACCGCTGGCACTAATGTGTTCTATATAAACTTCGGTCAACGTGCATTTGTGTATACCCCACCAACAGGATTTAAACCGTTGTGTACAAGTAACCTTTCTACACCAACAATTGTACAAGGTAATATTCACTTTGATGTTAAGACGTACGTTGGTAACGGAACATCAAATTCAGTAACTGGGTTAAACTTTCAACCGGATCTTGTATGGGGTAAGTCAAGAAGCTTTGTTCAATCTAACGGTTTGTATGATTCAGTAAGAGGTGTACAAAAAGCCTTATATTCAGATTTGAATTACGCCGAAACGACAGATGTTAATGCTTTAACAAGTTTCAATACCGATGGCTTTTCACTGGGTAGTTCAGCTAGCCTTAACCAAAACAGCTCAACATATGTTACGTGGAATTGGAAAGCTGGCGGAGCGGCAGTAACTAATACAGATGGTGCTATAACATCTCAGGTTAGCGCAAACACAACTGCGGGGTTTTCTATTGTTACATTTACAGGTAATGGTGCCACCAGTACCTCAGTCGGCCATGGCCTGGGCGCCGCACCAAAACTATATATGATCGCACCAAGAAGTACAACGGGTGGTTTTGCTATGGTACACACACTTGTGGATGGAACTGTGGATTATATGTTTTTAAACTCGCCAAATGCCAACGGAAACGCTACACAAACTGTTCCAACATCAACAACATTCAATGTTCGTGCGGATGCTGCTGAGAATGCAACAGGTAGACTTAACGTGGTTTACTGTTTCGCAGAAGTTGCTGGTTTTTCTAAGTTTGGTAAATACACCGGTAATGGTAATGCTAATGGACCATTTATTTACTGTGGATTTAAACCAAAATACTTACTGGTGAAAAGAGCGGACGCGTCTGCGCACTGGTACGTAACTGATGGCGGTCGCGATACCATCAACGAAGTTCAGACATTCTTATATCCAAGTTTGTCCAACGCTGAATCTATTGGTACGGCTGGCTCATACAGGGAAGACTTCCTATCCAATGGATTTAAAGTAAGAGGTACTGGTGCTGATATTAACGCATCGGGGGGTACATACATCTTCATGGCCTTTGCAGAAAGCCCGTTTGTGTATAGTAATGCAAGATAAATCGTTTTAAAGAAACGCGCCGCCCCTTTGTGATATATACGATATAACATATATTACAAAGGAGTGAGTACATGAACGAAATAACAGAATTAACAATCGAAGACTCAGACAATATTCTTAAAGAATTGGAGGATGCTTTCTTTGATATTCCATTCGATAATTCAGCGTTTCAGACAGAAAATTTTATTATTGCTGCTCAAATTACTCCTGAACGGGCATACCGTGCTATTGGTCTTCGTATGAGTGAAAAACTACGTGCATTAAATGAAGCCAAATACAGCCGCATGAAGGAAGATATTGATATCGAGGAGTTGCGTGAAAAACTAACTCTACCTGATGTGAGTAAATGGGACAAACGAAGAGCTGAAGTTGATATTCAATACAAACTGGAAAACAGGCAGTTTTCAAATAAATTAATAAACGATGCACTCGCTGAGCTATCAATATTATACAAACATTTTAAGGCATTGCCAAAATTCACAAGAGAACAGTTTGAACAGGGTGAAAAACTTCATTTTGAACAAAAATTACAACGACAATTAATCGGTGTTAGTGGTGCAAGAGAATCTCTCGCAAACATGACAGATGATATTAGGGCGATTGTATCATACGAACATAATGTTGCTGCACTCTCATCAGCTCCCACAACCGATGAATTACGTGACTGTCTCACGGATATCAATCTCATCGTTGCCCAAGAGCAAAAATAATGTTGTGATGTAATGGAGCAAAAACCAAAAAGAACAGGTGGTCGACCACGTGGTGAGTTTGTTTCGTTTGAAGAAGCTCGTGAATGGGTCAGTCGCCTCAAATTAAAAAATTATAAGGAATGGTTAAAATATGCAAAGCGTAGGGTTCCTCGTGGCAAACGAAAAGGACTAAAATATAAACCCAAGATTATTCCTGCAAATCCCCAATGCTATTACAAGGATGAATGGATAAGTGATGCCCACTTCTTGGGTCACGTACCGTATATGTCTTACGAAGATGCTAAAAGATTTGCCACAAATATGCAATTCAGAAATGTTGTTGAGTGGCATGATTGGCATGTATCCGCCAAACCCGAAAACATACCACGAGACCCTGCCGTATTTTATAAAGAGTGGGAGTCGTGGGGTGTATTTTTAGGAACAGGAAATGTTAGCAGTAGTGTGCAACATAAAAATTATAGACCTTATCTTGAAGCGTTGAAATATGTGCACACACTGAATCTATCAAGTGAAATGGAATATAGGGAGTGGCACAAAACGCACAATATCACAGACTTGCCTGTGCTACCCCAAGCAACTTACAAAGATTGGGAAGGTTGGCCAAAGTTTCTTGGAAAGGATATTACATCAAAGGTTGAAGGACATACTGTGGATGTGAGTGTGCTTGTTATTACTCAACACCAAGGATTTCCAAGCAATGTATATGAAATACGTATTGATAGGGGTGGGAAGAGTTCGGTATTAAGTAAACAGAAAGAAAACCAGTTTAGAATCATTAAAATTTACAAGAATGAAGCGGATAAACAAGTCCAAATACAAAGACTCATATCATCGTGTGGGTCGCCTTGGTGGGAAGGTAATAATATGTTTTTAATTCAAAACATTCACCAATTGTTGTTTGATTTGGATAATCTGTTGCTTTGGGCTTAAATAGCTTTGTTTTCAGCAATCTGTCGAGCCTTGATGGCATCAGTGATGCGTGTTTTGCTGTTTTTTGAATCCAATAAAATGATGGTTAATGTGTGTGTTGCAGTTTTAACTTTCATAACAAGGCACTTACCAGCTTCCTTTATATACCCAGTCTTCGACACAACAATATCCCACTTACCGTCCTTAACTAACTTGTTTGTATTGTTGAACATTGAAGGTTTGTNACCAACCACCACTTCATAATGTTTGGTTGTAGTAAAATCCCGTATTACGTCGTATTTAGATGCAGCATTTACCATTTTTGCCAAATCAACAGCTGTTGATTTATTGTGGTGAGTTAATCCTGTCGGGTCACTAAAAGTGGTGTTTTTCATTCCTAGTAATTTGCTTTTACTATTCATTCTATCAACAAATTCAACAACACCCCCAGGATAGGTACGAGCTAACGCGTGAGCGGCACGATTGTCTGAGGACATCAAAGCAAGACGCAGAATTTCATTTCTGGGAAGAGTTGTGCCCACAACTAGTCGTGAGGATGAATGTCGAAGCATATCCACATCGTCTTCAGTAATTGAAATTTCTTCATCCATTGGTAAATCTGCATCAAGAACAACCATTGCTGTCATCAGCTTTGTAATCGATGCGATTGGACGAACAACATTAGCATTTTTTGCGATTAGTTGTTTGTTGTTCTCAGTTGTTACCAACACGGTTGCCGTTTGCATAGCATAGCTTGTGGTGGATACTGCTCCACACCACAAACAAAGGCATAACAGAAAGATTTTATTCACCGGCTATAACTCGTGTCTTTTTAACACGCACGAAATGGACAAAACCAATGCTGATAATGATGAAAAATAAAGTTTCGCACACGAACCCAGCGTACATCAACATTAAATTTGGGTGGGCAATATAACTAGCCAGCAATATATTGTCAAGTGTTAAACAAGCAATCGCAATTGCTAGAATCGTCTCCAGCTTCGTTAACATGTATGTCTCCTATAAGTGAATACTATATGAATTATAGTACAAAACTCTTAATGGGTCAACGTTACAATTTTAGTGTTAAACATTTGGCTGCACCACCAGATTTCATAAACTCTGATAAATCAACCTCAATCACCTTGAATCCAATATTATTCAATCGATTTTTTAGATTATCAGACGCTTTATTGAGTATAATTGTGTTGCCAATGTTGACAGCATTGCATGCAAACATAGTAGCATCCTCTTCTGTTACGGGGATGGAGTGACCATTGTAATAACTCACAATCTTGTTCTGACTCTGTTCACTAAATGCTTTCGGAAAATACAAAACAAAACCATTATTAATTGGACAGAAACATGTATCCAAATGGTAAAAACGAGCGTCTGTTAACTCCAATAAGTTGGTTGACATTTGATGTTGGTGTAGTGTACTTGTAACGAAGGTCCCAGCACCTTGTGTGCTTCTAAATCCGTGACCCACCCACGCCATATCATCTTCACCTGTTAAACAATCACCCGCACCCTCAAAAGTAAGAGGAGAAGGTGGAATAATGGTAGTGAACCCATTGTTCGCAAACCATTTTTCAAAGTGTGCTTCTTCACCCTTACGCTGAACGTTTCTAAAGGTGGATGTGATAGCATATTTTACATTTTTATCATCAAACACATATGCAGCATTTGCTGTAAATACCATATCAGGTAGTTCGTCTACAGGTTCAACAAGTTTGATATTAGCACGCTTCGCTATTTCTTCTGCTAAACAATTCCACTGTCTTGTTGCCAATGACTTGTCAACAGACCCTATATTACCCGACATCCACGGGTTGATTTCGTATGATACTGCGAAATATTTGGGTTCACACATTAGTATAGTATCTGTCATAATAGCTTTCCTTTATAATGTTATTATATATCATAAAATAATAACGAGTGTTTCAAAATAAAACCGCAACGAATTGCGGTTTTATTTTGTGTAATGTAATAAACAAAATTACTGTCTGACGCTATGACTTTGGTGAAGTGTCCAATTATTAAAGTACATATTGTAACCTTCTGTGGAGGGACAAATCAGAGCATTCTCACCATTCCTATGTTCTGCGCTGTAAGTAAAATTGAAAGAACCCGTTTCGAATATATCACCATCNACTAAAACAACTTTGTTGTGTGCAATCGCATGTTTCGAATCCACCCAAACCGGAATACCTGCGGCCATTACAGTCTGCATTTGTCCTCCACGTGCTGTGGGTTGGGAACGGTCTAATACAATATTAACATCAACACCACGTTGTTTCGCTGCAATTAGAGCATTTGCAATAGGTTTAGATGTAAAGGAATATGCTAAAACATGGATTTTTGTGTGTGCACCATCGATTAATTTAACAATAGCCTTTTCTGCGCCGCCATCAGGAGAAAAATGTACTTCACACGGTCCATTAACTTGAAAATTTGCTGCATTTACAACTGAAGAAACTAAGAATGTTACTAAAAACAATACTTTATTCATTGCTTATTACCTTTTGTTAAAATATCAACAGCCAACTTGTCTAAATCGGACCGCGAATTAATTTGTTCAATTTTAAAATTATACTGCTGTGTGTCTTCTTGAGACAACGATAGGACGAATTCTTTTAGAATTCTCTTTTTGGCACGAATAGACGTTTGTTGAAACACCAAATTTAACGATTTGTTGTTATGCAAGTGAACATTCATTTTTGTATCCTTTTATGTTATATAACAGTTCTATTTATGTTAACATAAATAGTTTCAAAGGAAAAAATTATGAAAGTGTGCGAACTTCACCTTATTGAGAGCGATAATAATTTTGATGCCCAGAATTCGCTGGACCATCAAGCAGCTCCTATAAAAATTTCATCCATGTATGATAAACACGATTTTGGTAAAAATGTCAAGACATCTACTGTTAAAGTTCTTGTAAAAAATACAAAGACGGGAAAAGTTTACGGAGCTAGAACTATTGTTCAACGAGATATTTAATTCTGTAGTTTGCGTAGGATTAAACTAATGTCGTGCCACCAATCTGCTTCAATCTGAAACTCTATTGAGACACCATTTTCATAAGCAGTACCACCCGGATCGCCCCAGTTCTCGTCAAGTTCGTTGCAAAAATTTTGATAACTTTCTTCAATCACCATACAAAAGTTGATTAGCCCATTGATTAATTCGCGATCAGGTTCTTTTCGATTTGCTTCATCAATAGCGGCTTGTGCCAATTTCTGTATTTGTTTTAACTCGTTAATCATTTTATTATATCCTATAATACGTTTGCATCCTAATACAACGTAACGCGTTCAAATATTTGAGATATTTTGCGTCATTTCTGTGCACAATTCTATAACGCTTCCACAAAATANCCCCGCCAATGGCTGTTAGTTGTTTTTCGGTCACTGCACCACCAACCATTCCTTTATTTGGTTAACAACATGAACCAATTCATCTTTAGCTTCTGCTTCATTCCTACCAAGACCTTCGATATAAATGTTAGCATATCCCATATTTGTAGACACCCCAAACGTAGCGGTTGCTCGCACACTTTGATATTTGTCCTTTTTATCATCTTCGTATGTAATGTTCATTATTCAATCCGATATGGGTCAGATGCAACCATATACCAATCAGGAGCGGCAGCTTCTGTGTTACTAGCATTGAACTCCTCTTGGAATTTATAAGCTTCATCCGCACTATTAAAAATCTTAGTTTCGTCGCGCCGACTTCCCCAACCACGCTCATATTCCATGATATCTACAGCAAATCTCATTTTGTGCTCCTTTTTGGGTAATTACAAATTGTGTTCGTTTGTGTCAATTTCAACATTATACTCACGCAACAACTTCAATTTACATCCAACAACAACTTCAATTTCTTCTATACTGAAAAAGATATTATTTTCATCCATCGGAAGCTTTGCAATATGTAACCAACCAGTATCCTCCTCCCAAATATATAAACCACGTTTAGGATCATCAATCCGACAGTAAACATATGCTTTAACAAAATTCACGATAACAACCACCGCAAAATATACAAAACACCCCATGTTACCAACAAATAACCCGAAATGTTATACAATCGCGTCATCAAAGGCGAAAAAATGCGGGGATCGTTTTCAAAACGAGCATGAATTATAGCTACCATACCTACGAGGCAAGGTACCGCTAAAACCGTTACCACTAGGTGTGTTACCGATTCCAGTAGATTTATAATTAAAGTTACGAAGTGCATTTTTAACTTTCAGAGTGGATATGCGGCGTAATTATACAACGTCACAATAATTTTTTCAACATCATGATCATAAAATCCACTCGAGTTAATTGTATTAAATTCAATTACCTTCACTTCACCATTAACAAGAGCTAAATCCATCACACAACATGGAGACGGAAGCCATTTGTTAGCAAATTCTTGAGCTTGTTTGATAACACTTGGGTTGGTCTCGTGTTCCTTTTTCAACTGGCCCATCATCCGATACATGCTACCATCAACGATTTTACCTCCCACAATAAACCAGCGCCATTCAGCTGAAATATTTTGTGGTTCCGCAACTACTATTTGAGTATCGGGTGCAAGTTGATATGTACCCGATGATGCGCATTCCATAGCATCTGTAAGCCAATCAGCAGCCTCACCAGCCTCAATAACTTGACCAGAAAACGTTTTCAGATCTTCAGTGGGGCGTATAAACCACAAAGATTTCGGACTAACATTCCTGAAATTGTCAACAGCATCCTTTACTGAAAGTATCATACCTCTACCATTAAGCATATCATCACGATTGTCGTTCCACACATCAGCTCTGAATGTGTTGGGGTCAAAGTATTGACCTAACCAACCACGTTCATACGTTTCCATCGTGAACGTGGTTGAACCATACGGCAAATAATCAACACCCGTTAGGGGGTGATCGGAAACAATTTCTCATGTAAATGGAATAATGCTCACATATTCATGTGGAATTCCATTTTTCAACACCGCTTGATTTATAGCTTCCAACGAGTTTTCATTTAAAAGATTCTGTTGAACAATAAGTTTCATATCAAGTTCCTATCTTTGTTAGGTACTCCAAAAATGTCCGGACCGCAAATCCAGTACCACCAGGACCATTAACTCCAAATCCTTTCTCAACAAACGCAGGACCAGCAATATCCAAATGTAGATACTTTTGTTTATTTTTCTTTTTGAGAGCATTAGTCAAGAACAAACCTGCTTTTTGACATCCCATATTAGAAGTTCCTGTGTTCGATAGGTCAGCGATAGAATCATCAACACCATCCATCATGTATTTGTGAAAGGCGGCATCCATGAATACTTCACCCGCCTTATCACCAAACTTTTTAATTACCTTTTTCATATTATCATTGAAACCCACCATACCACACGCTTCGTCACCAAATTGATATACGGCTGCGCCAGTTAATGTAGCTAAAGTGTAATATTCATCGGCGTGCGCATCAAGTTCTTGAGCAAGACAGATGTTATCAAACAAAACGATACGACCTTCAGCATCGGTGTTCTTTACATGAACGGTCTTTCCATTTTTCATGGTGATGATGTCATCGGGTTTATAAGCAGAACCATCAATCATGTTTTCTGCAATACACATATAAGCCGTGACTTTTACATCAAGTCCCAGTTCTTCAACAGCTTTAACAATTCCCCAAACGGTCATAGCACCAGCTTTGTCAGCTTTCATTGTGGTCATGCTTGTACCGGGTTTAATTGAAAGTCCACCGCTGTCATAAGTCAGCCCCTTCCCAATCAAAACAATGTGTTTATTAGCCGTTGGCGGGTTGTATGTTAAACGAATTGTTTTTGCTTCATGACGAGATGCCCGGTTAACAGCAAGGTGACCATTCATTTCCATATTTGCGAGTTCGTTCTGACCGAAAACTTCCACTTCAACATCTGTGAATTCAAAACTTTCACGGACAGCTTCTTCAATGGTTTCAGAATGTGCATCTTCAGGTGAAGTATTAACCCAATCACGCACCATTTTTTGTGCTTCGGTATAAACTTTTGCTGTAACAAGACATTCTGCCACTTCAGCTGACCCACTAATAACAATCTTTTTGAGGGTAATAGGTTTAACTTCAGACTTATATTTGTCAAATACATAATCACCCAGCAACATCCCCTCAAGGAATTGTCTACATTTATCAGGTAAAGTCATGACAACACTACCAGCTTTCTGTTCACGTAAATAACGAATTAACACAAATCCAAGCGTTCTCCACCCATCCGTGTCTTTGACACCTTTTGTCCCAACATAAACAGTTTTGTTATTCATATAAATTTGACTATCCTTCCCCTCAAATTTTGAATAAGGCGCATCTTTAAGGGGACTACCTGTAAACACAACAGTAAGTTTGGTTTTGCTTGGGTAATTTTCGTATAAAATTCTCATGGTTATCCTTTATTTTAAATAGTATGTAAGGTGCGTAGTTTTGCTTTGTTGCAGTGAACGCAGCGTTTTTCTTGATAAAGATAATATCCAACAACTATACTATCTTGAAGTAATGAACCGTGACGTATATCTTTCCACCCACTCCAAGAGTGAATTCCTAACCAACAGAAACTGAATGTAATACCACTATTTTCGCTCTCATTTGTATTGAGTTGAGAATCTTCAGACATTATCGTGCTCCAACTACTGCTTCAAACTCTTTAACCAAACTGTCGTGATTTTCTATTGTAGTAACAACCCACCATTCTCTTGATGGAGATGTGTGGTCATCATTATCAAAACGATATCCAACAACAGTGCATTCATCACGTCGTTCGATGCTAAAAACATTCATTGCTCGCATATCCATTTTAACTAATGCTGCTTCAGTTTGTTTTTTGAACCGTTCTGTAAGTTTATCACACTCTTCACGTGCCACTTTCAACAACATCTCCAGCTCATCCACTCGGAACGACAATTGACGATTCGTTTGCACCGTTTCCTCGTATTGTTTTTTATTAATCCACATACACTTCTCCTTATACTAATTTGTAAGCACCATCAACCTTATAATGAACTTCATATATCAAATCTTCTTCTGTCCGCTTCTTGTTTAAATCATCACACATCGATACAAGAGTCAATCTATCCTCAGATATTGCAATTGGTGAGCGATGTTCAGCATCAAAATCACCATAATGTACTTTCACTAAAATGTAAGCCTTGCGTGCCATGTTAATTCTCCCACGTTAAAATATTCACTCGTGCCAATATTTCCACAAATACTGCCAACGATACATCTTTTTAGTTTTCGGATAACGGTTTGAGTAGATATGATATCGACGACGTTCAGTATCCCACCCATAACCCCCCAACCACTTTCGTGGTTCAAAAATTAATGTTGCACCTTGATCATCTGCATCTTTACCGAATCCATACACAACACCCCACGAGGGATCCACAAAACGATACATATATCGAGGTCCACGGAGGTGTTTTTTAGCCCAGGTTGCATCACGAGGTCCATGCGGGCGTTTTAATAAATGTCTTTTTGCTTTTTGTTTAAGCGTACTACCACCATGATGTATTTTCATAATGAACTCAACTTCATATCTATTCTATGTGCTCTATTTCTATTAATAACAAGTTTCATATATCCCTTTGGATACGTAGCGATATTCAACTCAAGTTTTTTACTAAACTCGTCACGTTTGAGAATGACAACAAACCAAAACCAATCCACAAAACCAACCGCTCTTATTTCTCTCCACCATTTCATCTTATGATGTCCTTTTGCAAGGGCAGTCGTTTCGGTAACACTCATGGCCAAGAGGATATATGTGGCACGTGCCGCACGCAAATTGATTAGTTTCGTTTTCTGTAGTCCTCTTGTTGATAAGAGAATAATCTTCCGGACCTCGACAAGCAATGCATGTCTTGTTGGTTGGTGAATTAGGGCACTTGCAAATTGGACATATCCACCCATAATATTCTTGTGTCATAACTTAATCTCTCAATTAAATGTAATAATAACCATCAATGATGTCATCAGCATTGGCTTTTCTGCGGTACTCAACCTTATCCTCATTTGAGGGATGAACAACTCCACTAAAGTCGTACCATTCATCACCCAATTTGGCTTCCTCACGAACACTTTGGATATATCGAACTTCCCACAACCTAACAGCAAGGTCAATTCCGAAATCACTAACATCAGCGGCATATTGTAAACTTTGTTCTTCGGTCATAATAAACTGACTCCTCCAACATTTATATGTCATTTAAGTATACGGTATTATACAATGAAGGTAAACAAAAAGAGAGGGACATTGAATGTCCCTCTCTTTTTCACAATTCCTGAATATTATCGAGTTGTTGAATATGCAGGTGTAGTATCAGTTATATTTCCTGTAATAACATAAACAGTTTGTGAATAAGGAGGTGTAGCATCTGCCTTATTCATTGTTAGTGTATATACAGTTTGTGAATAAGCAGGTGTATTATCACTTATTGTGCCAGTTACCGCATCATGTAACGATGGATTGTAAGGTTGTGTGCATATTAACATGATTAGAATGTAGAGAAGTAATCCATCGAGATCAAGAAGTTTGATATCTTGAATGGCGATCCAGAAACCACATCAACTACCCCAAGTTCAATATCACCACCCAACCCTGTTCCTGTTATTGTGCCAATAAGTTGAGACTGCACTGCAAAACTCAACGAACTAGAATCTTTTGCTCCACTATATAACCAAAACCAACTTGCTGTTCCTGATTGTGTGGCGCTTGAATATGCACCAGCGGTATCAATTTTAATATTGTTGTTTTGATATACCACAGATGCTGCTGAAGATAATGGAATGGTTACTAAAACATCAGTGCTTCTGCTAGTTGATGCTGTTAGTGTAGAAAAATCAGTAGGAATGGTTCCCTTCATGATTTTTAAAGTACCCGAACCGTAATTACCAGCAAGGTTCCCGTATGTAGATGATAGCCCATCAATGAGTGAGTTTGCTAGTCTATAAGTTGTAATCGAAGATAAAATAATTGATGGCATAACTGTTTCCTTTAGAATGTAATATTAAAGTTAACAGGAATAACCGACAAACCTGTTGTGATGTTAAGTGTGTTCAACTGGAGCAAACCATTACTATTAGTCAATGAGGGCACACCAATTATATACTCCGATGTTGTTCCTGTCGTAAACGATGTTGGACCATAACACATTACTACCCATGTTGCTGTTCCGGTTCCGGTAGCATTGGTTGCAGATGGAAGAGTATTACCAAAAGACACAGTATTATTTGAGCGAGACAAATTAAAACTTGTCCACCCAACTAACAACTGGCTTGCGTATGCAGATAAATCAAAGGCTGTGTTCCACACAGTAGAACTAGGCATTGTTCCCGAATACACCATTAACCTCACGCTCGTTGATGCAGATACATAGTTAGTAATTAAACCAACCGCTTTTAAATCTTTCCAGATTATATTTGTTTGAATAGCCATTATAAATTCCCTCAAATGTTATATAGATATTTATAAAAATAAACGGTTTGTTTTTATAATGACCCTATTTGGGCACTTGGTGATCCACCTCTTGCTGTGCTCAATGATGTTGATAACGTCGAGGATGTTTCATTGCTAAACAACAATGCATCAACCGATGCGACGTATGATGATGTTGCATAACCACCAGCAATATATCCCGACAATGTGCTATTAACTGCACTACCGTAGGTCCGAATGGTAGATAATGTTGCGGAGATTGCTGCAAGCGTTTCTGTGTTGAACGTTAATGCGTTAATTTGAGTATATTTTGTTCCACCCGAATAACCACCCGCACTATAACCTTTTGTGGAGCTATTAAAACCTGCTTGCTGAGATTGGATCGATGGTAATGTTGCTGCCAACGTTGCAGTGGTTTCTCCTGCAAACGTTAAAGCAGTAATTGCTGAAAATTGGAATCCTGCTGCATTCTCACCACCAAGCACGTACCCTTTTAATGAACTCTGGGCCGCCGCTGAGCACAGGCGAGCTGTTGCAACAGATGCTGCAATCCCGCGATCTGTGTCATTCGAAAAATTGATTCCGTCGATGCTACTCAAGTTACTTGTTGAATAACCACTAGCAAAATATCCATACAATGAGCTATTCAATCCAGCACCATCTCTTCTGAATGTTGACAAAACAGCTGAAAGAACCGAATCTGTTTGTGTGTTAAAAACAAATTTATCAATTTGTTGGAGTGAGGCAGAGGATGTTCCAACCCGACCACCAGCAAAATATCCCGCCGATGCACTATTAACTCCCATTGCACCCAATGTTGCGGTAACTGATGCAGCAGTAATAGAAACAGTATCATTGGAGAAGTCTAACTGGTCTATTGTTCCTGTTGATGTGATTCCTGTCCAACCCGATGCAAAAAAACCTGCACTTGCTGGAAATGTAAATGTTACCTTATATGGTTGTGTTACGATTAATGGCATGATGTTTTCCTTAAATAAATTATATTAAACTGCAAG